GTGGTAACTTGGCGGGCTCCGCCAACATGACCTTTAACGGCACAACGCTTACAGCCGCAGCTTTTTCTGGCCCTCTGAATGGCACGGTTGGTGCAACAACACCAAGCACAGTTGTAGCTACACAGGTCAACGTCACAGCCCAAGGCGATGTTCGCTTTGAAGACTCTTCTGGCGGTCAGTATGTAGCGCTGCAAGCCCCCGGCACAGTGGCGACAAACGTAACATTCACACTACCCAGCGCAGATGGTTCAGCCAATCAACTGCTTTCTACCAACGGTTCGGGTGTATTGAGCTTCACAACAGTATCAAGCCCTGCGTATGCAAGTGGTGCGTTGATTGTTAACACAACCACAGTGGGAGAGAACTATACTGTACCCACAGGTTCCAACGCATTTTCGGTTGGGCCAATCACAATTTCCAGCGGCTTTGCTATTACTGTTTCTTCCGGCCAGCGCTGGGTTGTTTTATAAGGAAATACCATGAGTACGATTTCAGCAGGAACAACATCAGGCACGGCGCTAGTAAGCACTGGGGATACCACAGGCGCTCTGGTATTTAAAACAGGGTCTGGTGCAACAACCGCTATGACAATTGGCGCGGATCAAAGTGTCACGTTTACGGGCACTGTTACCGGTGTTCCCGGTGCAACTTTTAATGAGTTCACTTCTACAGGCACTTGGACTAAGCCATCTGGCGCAACTTTTGTAATGGTTGAATGTATTGGCGGTGGCGGTGGAGCCGGTTCTGGTCGCAGAAGCACTTCAGATAAAGGGGGCGGCGGCGGTGGTGGCGGTGGCTCGTATGCGTATCGGTTATTTAAAGCGTCTGATTTAACAAGCACGGTGACTGTAACGGTTGCCGCTGGTGGCACAGGGGGCGCGGCGCAAACTGTCGATGGTAATAGTGGTAATGCTGGAACTAGCGGGGGTGATACTACATTTGGTTCGTACTTATCAGCTTTTGGTGGACAGTTTGGTAATGGTGGTGCAACTACAACTTCTTTTGGCGGTCTTGGTGCTGGTGTTATGGGTACTTCAGGCCAACCACTTTCACGAGACGGCTCAAACGCCCCAATATATGGTCAGTTTGGTGGCGGTATTGCTGGCTCTGCGGGGTTAACAGGTAACCCTTCTGGATTTGGTGGCGGCTCTGGCGGTGGCGGTATTGATACGTCTAGTCGCCCGGGCGGTTCTTCTTACCAAGGAGGCGCAGGTGGTGGTTCTGGTGGGGGCGGTGGCGGTGGAACTCCTCAAAATGGTGGCGAGGGTGGTTCAAATACTGGAAACACTGCTGGTGGTGGCGCGGCTGGTGCGGCTGCAGTATCGTCTACAAGCGCGGGAAGCGCGGGTGGTGCTGGTGCTTTCCGTCAAGGTGGCGGCGGTGGCGGTAGTGGTGGCAGTACATCTGGTGTGGGGGGCGCTGGCGGTGCGGGTGGTACTGGTGCTGGTGGCGGCGGTGGCGGCGCGGCAAATGCTGGATCAAATTCAGGCGCTGGTGGCAATGGTGGCGATGGCTTGTGCCGTGTCTACACTTGGTAAGGAACAAACATGACGAACAGATTTGCAATTATTGAAAACGGCACAGTGGTCAATGTGGTTGTTGCCGATGCAGAAATCGCTTCTGCTAACGGTTGGATCGCATGCCCTGACGCTGGCCCCGGCTGGACTTACGCTGATGGCGTATTTACTGCACCTGTTGTGGTAGAACCCGTAGCGCCACCCGCACCAACCAAAGAAGAACTGCTTGCGCAACTTAATGCGCTGGCAGCCCAAATTCAAGCATTGGAGTAAATCATGCCAGTAGTAATCACAGGTAACAACACACCCACGGCGGGCGGCGTAGTTTACGGCGACGGCACAACCTATGCAACAACAACGGCTGGGACTTCTGGTCGGCCTATAGTTTCTGGTGGTGCTGGAGCGCCTACATTTCGCCCCTATACATTACCAGCCGCAGACGGTTCAGCAAATCAAATACTACAAACTGACGGAGCAGGCGCGTTGAGTTTTGCTACGCCTTCTACTGGCGCAATGGCACTATTGGCTACAGTCAACGCAACATCAGGAACGTATGTAACTTTTGATGGTTATTTTACGTCTGCATATGATGTTTATTTAATAACAGGCTCTAACATTTTTGTTGATGATACTTCTGTATCGGGAAATTTAAAAACGCAAATTGCTATTGCTTCAACTTATCAAACAACTGGAAATTATAGATATTCCTTAATTGAATCTGATTCTAACTCAACGTCAATTGTTGGTTCTTTTTCAACAACTTCTTCTCAATTAAATATGAATATAGTCAGGGATTTGTATCGGGGCATTGCATTTTCTTTTTATATTTATAACCCATTAACCACAAATGAATCAAAATCATTAACGTGGACACTTGTTGGACGAGATGGCTCGGCAGTGTTAAATCAAAATATTGGTGTAGGGTCATTTACAGGGTCATCAGCCGCGCTAACAGGTATTAGATTCTTTTGGGATGTTGGAACCTTTCAATCCGGCAAATTTCAACTTTACGGCTTGAAAAACAGTTAAGGAATAATCATGGCAAGATTTCACACAACAGCAGAAGGCAACATTCCGTTTACCGCCGAAGAAGAAGCACACAGAGATGCGGAAGAAGCACAGGCTCAAGCAAATAAAGTTGAAAGAGCCCTTACCAAATATCAACGCGACCGAGCCGCAGAATACCCAGCCATTGGCGATCAACTTGATGCGTTGTTCCACGCAGGTGTGTTCCCTGCTGACATGGCTGCAACTCTTCAAGCAGTCAAAAACAAATATCCAAAGGGGTAACACATGGCAACAATACTTAACGCGGATAACGTAACTGGTGGTGCGGTTGTCACGGCTGATGCTTCTGGCGTATTAACGCTTCAAGGTGCGGGTAACACTGGGGTTAGTATTAGCACAGCAGGTGTGCCTACGCTTACCACACCGGTACTGGGAACTCCAACATCTGGAACGCTAAGTGCTTGTACAGTGGATGGAACTGACGCTGTTGGTTTTAGGAACATCCCACAGAACAGTAAAAGCGCAGATTACACACTGGTTCTTGCTGATTCAGGCAAACACATCTTTCACCCAGTTGGTGACAACAACGCAAGGACATTCACAATCCCTGCCAACAGTTCTGTGGCCTACCCCCTCGGTACAGCACTTACATTTATCAACATGGCCGTGGCAAACGTCACGATTGCCATCACAACAGACACATTGGTTTTATCTTCCGCCGGTACAACAGGTTCACGAACTTTGGCGACAAACGGATCAGCAACCTGCATTAAGATCACCTCAACATCTTGGCTTATTAGCGGGAGTGGTTTGACATGAGTGGCGCACTACAGGCTGTATTCCAAAACCAAAGGTCGTTTGGCCCAGCGTTTATGGATGTGTCCACAACGGGCAGTCCTACCATTACAACTGATGGTGACTTTCAAGTAGTTAAATTTACTGGCTCTGGTGAATTTATTGTTAATTCGCTAGGTGGTGACCCAACGTATGGTGCGGCTGTTGATGTTTTAGCTGTTGCTGGCGGTGCTGGTGGTGGTAGAGAAATTGGAGGTGGTGGTGGTGCTGGTGGGTTGATTTATACAACGGGACAGGCTGTAACGGCAACAACTTACACAATTACTGTCGGAGGCGGCGGTGCTGCTGTGACCACTTCACAAAGAGGAAATAATGGTGATATTTCTATTGGAATTACTGGAACTACATTAGTCGGCGGTGGTGGTGGTGGAAATTATTCAATAGCCACCGCTGGAAAAACTGGTGGTTCTGGAGGCGGTGGGGGTGGTTCTGGCGGTAGTGGTGGCACAGGCACTTCTGGGCAAGGAAGAAATGGTGGCACAGGCACATATGACCCTAAACAAGGAAAGTATGCAGCAGCCGGTGGTGGCGGTGCTGGTGCAGTAGGGGGAAGTGCATCATCAATAACATCAGCAGGAAGTGGTGGCTCTGGTTCAAGTGTTTCAATTACTGGTTCCTCAGTAACTTATGCTGGTGGTGGTGGGGGTTGTACTGTTGGTACTCAAGGTTCTGGCGGTAGTGGTGGCGGGGGTTCTGGTGGTGTGGCATCAGCCACTTCTGGAACAGCAAACACAGGTGGTGGTGGGGGTGGTATTTACAACAATAGCACTGGCTCTGCTGGCGGGTCTGGTGTCGTAATCGTTCGTTATAAGTTTCAATAATGGCACACTTTGCACAACTAAACGAAGACAGCGTAGTGACGCAGGTCATTGTCGTTCACAACAACGAACTTCTTGTTGATGGTGTTGAACAAGAAGCCAAAGGCATTGCTTTTTGCCAAAGGTTGTTAGGTGGTCGCTGGATTCAAACAAGTTACAACGGCAACATTCGTAAAAACTATGCCGGAATTGATTACACCTACGATGCTCAAAGAGATGCGTTTATTGCACCTCAACCAGAAGGCGAAGGCTGGTTACTTGATGAGGCAACTTGCATCTGGCGCAATGCCGCACTTGAGGCAGAAGAAGCCGCAAGAGAAGCCGCACGACAACAGATTGATATAGGTACAACCCGTGTCTAGTCCTGTAACCGACCTTAAACTTGTTGACAATGTGTTTGTCAAGATGCACCAATTCTTAAACGTGGGTGATACCCATGACGGCCACGCCCATGTGTTCGACCACATTACTTTACTGGCGGCGGGTTCCGTGATAATGAAGCACGACAATGGTGAGCAAGACTTTACTGCCCCTCACTTAATCGTGACTCCCAAGGGTGTGGTGCATCAGTTTATTGCCAAAGAGCCAAATACAATCTTTTGTTGCATCCACGCTATTCGTGACGGCAGTACGGTAGATGACGTTGCGTCTCAAGACATTACGCCAGAACAGGCATTTGAGTTAATGACTCACTACCCTTTAACTCAGGGCTAGTATGCGAGACTGGGCTGTGGCATTTATTGCGGCGGCTCTCATAATTGCCTTTGTCATCTTTGGCACGTACATGATTGCATGGAGTTTGGTGTGATAAATGCGTTGGCTCATACTGTTACTGTTATTGGGGCTAGTTGGAGCCACAGCCAAGAACGGATGCCATGTGCGCGAGTTTTGGTCAATTGCTTGGACAATCCACAACCCGTCCGAGCGCCATCAACAGATGTCAATATGGTTAACAAACAATGTGCGGTTTTGCAGAAGCCAAGATTTAACAGTCATTTGGAACAACCTGTCCGAGTGGGCGGGCACAGCAGATTCAGCAGAACTCAGAACTAAAGTTATTCATGGATACAAAGATGCGCTTGAACGGGAGAAGAAATGATTGATGTACTAGAAATACTGCTTTGGTTAGCAGTGCCTATGAACTACATCTATTGGATCTTTATTCACAATGATTCCGCCGCTAAACAAATGGTATCCAATGGTTCAGCCGGGAGGCGAGCCGACTAAAACATATGCGCTTGAACGCAGGGCAGAGCGCTTACAAGAAGAATATGCACAAGCGCTAAAGATGAAGAAGGCAAAGGATAAAATTAACGATCTTGAGTTTGAGTTGTATGTAAAGAAGGCAGAACGCAACCAACTGAGACTTGAGATTTTTACCAACCGTAAGCTGGATATTTATGTATGACCAGAAAACCGATACCCAGACCCAAGAAAGTAGCGCCAGACACCAAGGACAAGCTGACGCTGTGGGTAACGCTTATGGTAAGCACCACCTTGTGCATCTCCGTATTGGCAATGGTGGTCAGCTTCATGTTAGGTTTGTGGGCCAAGGAAGTGGACAACGCCGAGATATTCAAAATGATTTCACCCGCTTTTTCTACTCTTATCGGCGGCATGATTGGGTTCCTGTCTGGTATCAAACTCATGCAAAATGAAGATAAATCTAAATCTTGTAAGGACTAAAAATGCTTTCACTTATATCCACCCTTGGCGGTCTGCTCATATCAGGCTTACCAAAGCTACTCGACTTCTTCCAGAACAAGGCAGACCAACGCCATGAGTTAGCCTTAGCGCAGATTCAAGTGCAGATGCAACTCCAGATGATGGCGCAGGGCTTTGCCGCCCAAGAGCGCATGGAAGAGATTCGCACCGACCAAATCGCTATGGAAACAGACGCACAGATGACCGTTGCCGCCTATGACCACGACAAGAAAGTTATGGATAACGCCAGCACTTGGGTGGTGAACTTTGTGGGTACTGTGCGTCCGATGGTTACTTACATCTTTGTGTTGGAGTTATGCGCTATCAATGCTTGGATGGCTTACTACATCTACACCCGTCCCGCTTTGGTTACAAGCATGGATGACTTGGTGCGTTTGACTGATATTCTGTTCAGCACTGACGAGATGGCAATGCTTGGAGGCATCATTGGTTTCTGGTTTGGCTCACGTAGCTGGAGCAAGAAATGAAACTGAGCGAAGCTAGCGCTAAGTTAATGCACCAGTGGGAGGGGTATCGCACTAAGCCATACCTCTGCCCGGCCCACATTTGGACGATTGGGTATGGTCATGTTTTGTATCTAGATCAAATCCGTCTGCCTGTCGTCAGGGTGGAGGGTAAAGACACCCCAATGATTCGCAAAGAGATGCCACTGAAACCGGAGGACAACCGTGTCTGGACTAAAGAAGAAATCGATAAACTATTCGAGAATGACGTCGTCCCTACTGAACGTGGTGTTCTACGACTTGCTCCCGCTTTATCTGGTCGTCAAGGCGCTTTTGACGCGTGTGTCAGCTTTGCCTTCAACGCCGGAGTGGGGGCTTTTCAGCGTTCTTCTATTCGGATGAAAATCAATCGTGGTGATTGGGAGGGCGCAGCCGATGCCCTCTTGCTGTATTGCATGGGTGGTGGCAAAATACTAGCAGGGCTAAAAAAGCGCAGGGACGCTGAAAAAGCAATGTTTTTATCCTAGGACTGCTGATGCCACTACAAAAAATCCTGTTTAAGCCGGGCGTCAATAAAGAGAACACTCGCTACACCACAGAGGGTGGTTGGTATGAGGCCGACAAGATACGCTTTCGTCAGGGTAATCCCGAAGTCATCGGTGGCTGGCAACGTATCTCTGCTAACACGTACAACGGCGTATGCAGATCACTTTGGAATTGGGTCACGCTTGGGTTTCTTAATTTGGTTGGTGTTGGAACTAATACCAAGTTCTACATTCAAAACGGTGGTGCGTACTATGACATCACCCCCATCAGAACCACTACAGCGCTTGGCGCAAACCCTTTTACCGGCAACGGCACATTTACAGTCACGGTAACCGCCACCTCACACGGAGCAACTACCGGCTCGTTTGTTACGTTCTCAGGGGTTACAGGTACATACGAGCCAGCGCTCGAAGCAGAGTTTCAAATCACAGTAGTCAACGTCAATTCCTACACAATTACAACAACCACTGTGGTTGCGGCGGGTGCTACGGGCGGTTCGGGTGTTTCTGCGGCTTATCAAGTTAACGCTGGCCCTGCCTTTGCTGTACCGCTAACCGGTTGGGGCGCTGATACTTGGGGTAGTCCTCCTGCGGATGCGCCCCCCTCAACGGTTGGTACATGGGGCTATGGCAGAACTTCCACATCAGCGTTGCGTTTATGGAATCAAATTAACTATGGCGAAGATTTAATCTTTGGCGTTCGTGGCGGCGCGCTTTGCTATTGGGATGCAACAAGTGGGCTTACATCTCGGGGTGTTTTGCTTAGTTCTCTTGGCGGCACAGTTTCTTTTACCAGCGCTTCGCCGACTGTGGTGACCTCCACCATACTTTATACCGAGGGCGCTGCGCTTCAGTTTGCCGCTACTACTTCTTTACCTACAGGCATTGCTGCATCTACTAATTATTACGTGTTTGAAGTTGATGGTTTGACGTTTAAGCTTTTAGACAACGCAGGTAATGCGGTCAACGCGGCTTCTACAGGTACGGGTGTGTACGTCTCCAACATTGTTGACTGCCCTGTTGTTCAGAACAACTTAACCGTGTCTGACATATCACGCTTCATCATTGTGTTTGGCACAAACAACTACCCACGACCTGAAAATTCTTACAACACGGCGATTGACCCAATGTTAATTCGCTGGTCAGCGCAAGACGATCCATACAACTGGACACCCGATCCTACAAACCAAGCAGGGTTTACGCGCCTTTCTCACGGCTCTGAGATTGTCACAACCGTTCAAACTCGGCAAGAGATTGTGGTGTTTACTGACTCAAGCGTGTACTCCTTGCAGTATCTTGGCCCCCCTTATGTGTGGGCAGCGCAGTTGCTTGGCGATAACATTTCTGTCATTAGCTCCAATGCGGCTGTAATTGCTTCCGGTATTGTGTACTGGATGGGCGTAGATAAGTTCTACATGTACGATGGCCGTGTGCAAACACTTAACTGTGACCTGCGCCGTTTTATATTCCAAGACCTTAATTTAGAGCAAACTGCGCAGGTGTTCTCTGGCACAAACGAAGGCTTCAACGAAGTGTGGTGGTTCTACCCGTCTAGTGGAAGCAATCTAGTTGACCGGTACGTTATTTTCAATTACACGGAAAAAATCTGGTACTACGGCACGATGGCACGCTCTGCTTGGTTGGACTCGGGACTGCGTGACTTTCCTCTGGCGGCTGTGTATACATCAGCTACAAATACCGGCAACCTTGTAAACCACGAACAAGGGTTGGACAACAACGAAACCGGCACAACCGTTGCAATTGATGCTTACATTAGCTCGTCTGAGTTTGATATTGGTGACGGCCATAACTTTGGTTTTGTGTGGCGTGTCCTTCCTGACCTGACTTTTGAAGATTCTGTAAACTCTCCTACGGGGGCCGTGCCTTCGGTAGCTATGACCTTGTACGGTTTGTCTAACTCAGGCTCTGGCGTAACAAGCTCGGCTTCACAACCCGTGGCTAAAAGCAGTACGTACGTTATTACGGAGCAGTTTACTGGCACGATTTTCACCCGCATGCGCGGTCGCCAGATGATCTTTAAGATTAGCTCTAATCAGATTGGTACGGCTTGGCAACTGGGCGCTCCCCGTATTGACATCAGAGCTGATGGTAGACGCTAATGGCTGAACTAAACGCAATCCCCCCAAGCTTGCCGCTGGCTCCAGCGGAGTACGAGAGCCGCTACTTCAGCCAACTGAACAACGTCTTGCGCCTGTACTTTAATCAGTTAAACAACCCCGGTGATATGGGCGGGGCAACGTTGAATTTAAACCTTGAAACCCTGCCAACCGAAGCAGACCTGCCTAATCTAAGGCTTGGTGATGTTTACAGAGATACACAAGATGGTGTACAAGCAACTAGCCAAATGCTTCGCATAAAGACGTCAACATGATATTATCGACCAACCCCCATTTTGAGAGGCAAAAATGAGCCTGCATAAGTTTGCCGAACAAGTAGCATCGCAAGGCCGCGGTGACGACTCGTTACTTGTACACATGACTCCGGACGAAGTTCGGAATCTACAACAGTTTGCCCAAGCTAACGGCACAACACTGACCATCAATCCTACTACGGGTTTACCCGAAGCTGGTCTTTTGTCTGACCTGTTTAAGGCTGTTGCTCCTATTGCGCTTGGCGCGTTCCTTGGCCCTGCTGGTGCAGCTATTGGCGGCGGTTTTATGTCTGCGGGTATGGCAGGTTTGTCTGTTGGCGGCATTACTACTTTAGCTACCGGCAGTTTGTCTCGCGGCCTCATGGCCGGATTGGGTGCTTACGGCGGCGCAGGTATTGGCGAGAGTTTGATGACTGCGGGTACTGGGGCGTTGTCGCAATCCGTTGGTACGGGTTTAAGCGAAGAAGCGGCGCAACAAGCAGTTGCTTCAAAGCTAGCTGCAGCAACGCCTATGGAAACGTTAACTGCTGGATTTAATTCCGCTACGGCAAACCCCGCAGCCATGGGGACTTTTGCCAAGCAGAACTTAGGCAACATTGGTATGGCCGCCGCCCCCTTGTTGGCAATGCAGCCAACAACCAAAATGCCAGATGCAAAAGACACTGGTTACATTCGGCAGTTTGATTACAACATCAACCCAGAGACAGGCAAGCCTGACCCCCTGTACGGCATGCGAGCCATGACGCCTGTCAAAGCCAGCGAGTTTGGAAACAAAACATTCCAAGGCCAGCGCGATCTGTTCAGGCAACAGAACCCTAATCCGTATGAACTTGGGGTAGGGTCTTTAAACCAGCCCCCGCAACAACAGCAACAAACAACTCCTATGGCAACGGGCGGTATTGTGGCTTTGGCTGACGGCGGGGATGTTAAACATTTTGCTATTGGCGACCTTGTTAAAGCAGACATTGATGCTGCTTACGCCAAAGGAGATTACGGCAGAGTTAACGAGCTTGCTCAAGAAAACAAAATTACTGCCGCCGACGTAGCAGACACGTACAAAGGTTTTGACACCTCTGGTTTAGCGGGGCTAGGCGTTAACTTATATACGCCCCCAGCAGCCCCTGCGTACACGCAGTACACGCCAGAGCAAATTGGTAGCTATTTAACTACAAATCCAACCGCAGATATTGCCGCAGCAACTAAGACTACAAACGCTGACCCTGCCGCAGTTAATGCATATCTTGCTAGCATAGCTGACCCGTTTAGAGGGTCTACCGATACGACCGGTGGTTCGGGCGTGCTGGGTATTTATAACCAAATGACGGCGCAGGGCATTGATCCTACAGAGTTGTATAAGGCCGAGCTCGCAAACGACCCCAAGTACGCGGGTTACACACAGCCAATGATTCAAAAAGCGTACGACTTAAGTAAAGGCGCGTATGCGTTATCTGCCGCACAAAAAGGTGTTGTGGCAGACAAAGACTGGGTCAAGTTCATGGATGACAATAAATACTCCATAGACGACGCCGCGCAAGCATTTGGACTGTCCAGAAACGAAGTTAAGAGTCGGTATGACGCAGTTAAAGCTGCTGGAACAAAAATAGACGGTAAGACCACAGTCACAGGCGGCACAGGCAACGACGTTATTACTGGCACAGGTATTAACACAGGCGTAAATCCCGGCGGCACTTATGGTTCTGGCCCTGCTACGGGCGTTGATTATCGTGGTAACACAGTTTCTATTGCCACTCCCGGTGACATCATTACAAACCCTGACGGCTCGCGCACAGTTGTGCCTAACATCCCCGGTCGTGACAGCGGGTTTACAGGTGTGGAGCAGGTCAAAAGCAAATACACCGCCGGTGGCGGTAGTCTAGGTTACACAGCTCCCGTAGTTAAAACTGCGGCTGAACACAACGCTATGTACAACAAGCTGACGGATGACTCGTTGGACGCGTATAACTTCCTGATGGGCAAGGGTAAAAATCTAACGCAACGTAAAGCAGAAACAAGAAATAGACCCGTATCGCAGCGGTACGACGAAGCCATTTTGGGTAGAAAAATTCCAAAATTAACGAAACCCGGCACAACAACCGACGGATCAACCGTTAAAGGCACGCCCGGCCAGCCACAGACTTACTTTGACGAAGCGGCATATCTTGCGGCCAATCCTGATGTTGCAGAAGAGATAAGAACCGGCAAGTCCGTGTCTGGCGAGCCCACACGCTTTACGTCTGGTTATGAACACTACTTAATGTACGGCAAAGCAGGCGGACGTAAGTTTACTGGCGACTACGCAGGCTACCTAACTGCTGCGGCTTTGGCTAACGCGGCTGGTGCAGGCGGTGGCGGTGGCGGTGATGGTGGTGGGGGCGGAGGTGGTGGGGGGGGAGGTGGAGGTGGAGGTGGAGGTGGAAATGCTGCTGGCGCTGCTGCTGCGGCTGCGGGCGGAAATGCCGCTCCCGGTACAGGTAATGCTGGTGATGCTGCCGCCGCTGCTTCTGCTGCTTCTGCTGCTGCTGGTGTTGGTGTAGGTGATTCTGCTGCTTCTGGCAATAGGCGTGGTGGGCGCGTTGTAGGCTACGCTATGGGCGGCGGTCTTGGCTCACTCGGCTCTTACTCAGATGGGGGCCGCCTGCTCAGAGGCCCCGGTGATGGCGTGTCTGACAGCATCCCTGCAACCATTGGCACTAAGCAACAGCCTGCACGCCTTGCCGATGGTGAGTTTGTAGTGCCTGCACGCATTGTGTCTGAACTAGGCAACGGCTCAACAGAGGCAGGGGCTAAAAAGCTTTACGCCATGATGGATCGTGTGCAACGTGCACGCGGCAAGACCACAGGCAAAAACAAAGTGGCGGCCAATAGCCGCTCTGATAAATATCTTCCCGCTTAAGGAATAGATCATGGCTGTAACACCAACCTCAGTACAAGAATATCAAACAGGTTTTGCGCCTGTAATAGCGCCTTATGCAGAAACTTTGCTAGGCCAAGCACAGCTTGCCACCGATACGGAATTAAATCCGTACCAGCAATACATGCGGGATCGCCAAGCGGGTTTCATGCCTCTGCAACAGCAGTCCTTTGAGAACGCGGGGCTCATGCAGACCGCCCCTCAGTTGGGCGATGCTACCGCTATGGCGGGTATGGCAGGTCTTGGTGCGCTCAATACGCAGTACACGTTTAACCCAGCAGACTTTAACAAAGCATTTAGTGGCGCTACTACCAGAGACGCAAAGGGTAATGTAACCGGCAACACCATGATGAATCCTTACATGGATAACATCGTGGCTCGTCAGCAAGCGGATGCGCGGCGTCAATCAGAAATTGCAGGGCAATCACAGCAAGCACAAGCAGCGCGTAGCGGAGCGTTTGGCGGCAGTGGCGACTTTCTTATGCGCGGTCAAGCCAGAGGTAACTTAGCCCGTCAAATGGGCGACATTCAAGCGCAGGGTTTAAATACCGCTTACAACCAAGCAATGCAGCAGTACAACGCCCAGAATCAATTAAACGCCCAACAGCAACAGTTCGGTGCCGGGCTGGGACTTCAAGGTCTACAGACAGCCATGACAGGCGCTAAGAGCTTGGCGGATATTGGTCAAACACAGTACGGCCAGAACCTTGGTCTCTTAGATGTTCAAAATCGTTTCGGTGCTCAGCAACAACAGCAAGTTCAAAATCAACTGAACACAGAGTACCAAGACTTCCTGAACTTCCAGAACTACCCATACAAGCAGATGGGCTTCATGTCTGACATGATCCGTGGTTTACCTTTGACTCAGCAATCGCAGACTATGTATCAGCAACCCCCATCAATGATTTCCCAAGTAGCGGGTCTTGGCGGTGCCGCATTGACTGGCGCTAAGTTGTTTGGTGCGGCTGGTGGAGCTACCGGCGACTTAGAACGCCGCCCTGCTGGTCTGGCAGAATTAGCTATTCATAACATGGGTTGAAGAACATGGCTTTTACACAACTACCCACTGGCGGCGGCGTTCCAAACGTTGATTTGATTACGCAGACATTGGCAAAACTGCAACCTGACTCTGCGTTGCAAAACTATGCGCGGATGCACAAAAATGACCCTTACATTCTGTCTCTTGCCACCGCAGAATCAAATCGACGCAAAGCGTTGCGTACGGCAGCACAGGGACAAGTAGGCCAACAGCCTACAGTAGCAGATCAAAGCATTGCTGGCATGGCTCCTGCGCCTGTTATGACTGGCTCGGGCGGTACTTTGCAAACTGGTTATGGCGGCCCTGTGATGACGGGTATGGCCTCTGGTGGTTTACCAGAAGATCAAGGTATTGCTCAACTCTCCACGCCCAACATGCAGTATATGGCTGACGGCGGCATTGCAGGCTACGAAGACGACGAAGAAGGTATGGCCACCGGCGGTATGGGCGGCATGTTTAACTTTGCTCAGCAGAGCGAGCCTGTTGTGCGTATGTCTGGTGGCGGCCACGTGCCCCGTTATCAAGGCAATACAACAGACGGCAGCGTTGTTACTTCAGGCGATATGTATACGCAACAGCTTGCACTAAAAGCCAAGTACGAAAAAGAAGCTTCAGAAATGGGTGAGGGCATTAGACGAGAGTTTAGTCCCGATGTTAAGGTTTTTGCCCAACAACTTTCTAAATCTGAAAATGCCGCACAAGCAAGTTATTTAGCACAAGAACAAAAGCGGTTGATAGAAGGGAGCCCATTACGTAACAGAGCGCAAACTTCAACGTCAACGGTTGCACCCACTGCACCTACGGCTTCTGCGGCGTACGACCCAACAGAAAATCTTAAGAAGCTCGCACAGACAAACGCTAAGTACACAACTCCTTCTGCACCAAAAAATGCGGAAGAAGCCGCAATGCTTAATCGGTATCCGGCCACAAAGCCAGCGGCAGATAAAGTACCCCCAGCTGCTGCGACTGCTGCTGGAGGCGTTACAGACCTTCTCCCGGCTACTCAACAACTTGACACAAGCTACAAATCCGTAGCTGCGCCCACGGCTGCTGATGCAAAAGCAAAAGCTAGCACGCTTTACGATTCAAAGGGACAAAAACTCAGCCTAGAACAAAAACGGCTTCAAGCGCGGGAAGATATTTTTGGCGAGAAAAGGGAACGTTCTGCACAACTTGAGGCATTCAACAAAGAACAAGGCCCGGCTTTTGCAAGCTACGAAAAACTGCTGCAGAAAGAAGAACTGCAAGACACCACAGACAAAGAGAAGTCGGGCCTCATGTCCTTGATGAAAGGCTTCTTGGCTATGGCTGCTGGAGAATCTCCAAACGCGGCTACAAACATTGCCAAAGGCGCTATGGTTGGTTTGGGCGACTACGGCGATGCACTTAAAGAGTTTAAGAAAGCTGCCAAAGAACGTAATAAAGCTATGGCTGACATTGAAAATGCTCGCCGCGCTGAAGCTAAAGGTGACTTTAAAGATCAGCGGACATTTGAAGATCGGGCTGCAGAACGTATAGCGGCGTCTGATGATCGATTTACAGGACTGATTTCGCAAATCACGGGTAAAGAAGCCGACGTTGCTGCTAGCCTTCTCAATAACATGGAGTCAATTGCGGCAAATAAAGATTTGGCGGGAATGAAAGAAGCTGGGTTAAACAAACGGTTTAATGCCGAGCAAGCCGGTTTAAATGCACGCGCACTCATGCCAACGGGCGATGCTCGCACAGCCATAATGCTGGGGTCAGGAAACACGCAAGCTGAGCGTCTAGAGTCAGGTATGAAGAAGCTGCAAGAAATTACAGCAGACAAGTCAGGTATGGCGGCGGTTAAATTGTTAGCCGAAACAAACGTTAAGCTGCAGGCTGCTGGGCAACTTCCTATCACAATGGCAGACTTGCTTGGTGGTGCTAGAGAATTCAGCGCACTCATGTATCCAAAAGTGGCAGATACAGCACCAACGCGCGAAAGACCGCGTTAAAATACAAACCTAGCGCTAAAACATCCGGGGTTGCGCTCCCCGGACACAATTTGAAAGTTTTTTATGGCACAGTCAGTTCAACTTCCAGACGGTTCATGGTTCCCACTTAAAGAAGGTGAAGACCCCCGGGAGGCAATGGCTGTAGCGTCTAAACTATACCCCGAAGCGTTTGGGCGTAAAAAAGGTGAAGACAAACCCAAGGAAGACACCAAGGGTTTCAAAGCTGCCGCCGCCGCAGGCTTTGAGCGTTTAAAAGGTGAAACCGCACTGACTGCGGCCAAGCTCGGGCTAAAAGACATAGGCGAAGCTGAAGCATATCAAAAGGAAAAACAAGCGTCGGCGGCCAGACGTTTCACGCCCACTGAAGACAGCTTCATAGAATCCCCTCTTCAAAACGTTAAAGAGCTTCTGGGCGGATCTGTTCCTTACATGTTGGCCCCCGCCGCCGCGGGTCTTGCGGCTTTGGCCGCTCCAGTATCAGCACCAGTTGCGGCTGGTTTAGGTTTGTTGGGTGCTGGCGCTGTGTCTACGGGGCAGTTCACAGGTTCCAACCTTGCGCGTCAAATGGACACCGGCAAGTCTTTAGAAGAGGCCAGCCTTGGCAAAGCTGTAGCCGCAGCCGTTCCGCAAGCTCTAATTGACACCGCTGCCATGGCGTTGTTACCCGGTGTGGGCAAGCTGTTCGGCTCTGTGGGCTCTAAGCTTACAACGGAACAAGCCAAGGCTATTGCTTCCCAAACACTGACCCGCACTATTGCAGACTACACCGCCAAGACGGGCGTAGCGATGAGCCGAGAAGGTGTAACAGAAGCCACTCAACAATTGCTTGAGCGTTTGCAAGCAGGTTTAGAAATTACAAACCCAGAGGCTCGCAAAGAGTACATCGACAGTTTTATTGGCGGCGCTGTGTTAGCCGGAACCTTAGCCCCTGCGGGTCGTGCGTTAGAGCGTGGGGGAGCCAAGCGGCAAGCAACAGCCGCCGACCGAGCCGAAGCTTTGCAACTTAGTTCTGAACAGTTACAGCAACAAAAAGCCCAAGAAGAAGCTGCGGCACAAGCACTGGAAACAGAAAGACAGTCACCTGAATATGCAATAAAGCTAGGCGCAGAGTACGAAGCAATACTTAAAGATTTTCAAACTAAACAAAAAGTACTCAAAGACCCCGGCAAGAATGCCACGCCCGAAGAAAAAGCGGTATATGCCGAACGTAAAGCCGAAGTCTCAGGACTGAACAAACAGTTAGAAGAACTGACGCCTGAGTACCGCCGCACTAAACCTATACGCGAGCAGGAGGCAGAAAAACAACGTGTGGCTGGAATATCTCCAGAAGACTACATGCTGGAGCAAATGGGACAACCAGACCAAGGCATCCAAGCTTCCGGAAGAAAAACAAACAAAGGACAGCTGTTCCCGTCTGAAGCACTCGCTCCTGCACCGGTAGACACAACGCTACAAGACTACGCCACCGAACAACTGACAGCGGCACAAAATGTTGGGGCATTGACCACAAAAGACCGTCTTGACTATTTAATGCAGAACCCGGAGATGGCAAGGCAGTTGCTTGCAAACCGTACACCGTTGCCCGGAGTAAGCGCACAAGAACAAAAGCTTATTTACAGCGCGTTAGTTGGGCAACTTAAAGCGTTTGATAAGCAAAAAACAACACAAGAAAAACTTCAAGCCGAGCAAGCTGAGCGTGTACGTGGCCAGATGGCTGGCACAACTCCCGGCGCAGACATCATGGGGGCTGCAACACAAATGCCTGCTGTGCAGACTGCGGAGCAAAAGCGTGCTGAAGACGAAGCGCGTCTGCGCGTAGTCACGCCCGAAGTAGAGGGCATACAAAAACTCGGTCAAACTCCAGAGTACAGCCCAGCCCAAGCACTGCGGCAGTCTTACGACACAAGGAAAGCTAGCGAAAAGCAAGACGAAGACCTTGTAAACGGACTGATTGACACGCTTCCTAAGGGCGGCATGGTTACCCCCGGTCAAGTGTTTCAAGGTTTGGGTGGCGGTACGTCGCGTGAACGTAGCGATTTGTTAACTCAACTGGCTGTTGCCCGAGAGTCAAGCGGCAAATCAAAACAAGGCGGGGTTAAAGACAACGACATATCACGCGGCATTATTGAGAAGCTTCGCGCTTTAAAGCAGACCGAAACAACAGGGACGGGCACAGAAACTGCCCCTATGCAAACGATACTGGCCGGTATTTCTGTGCCAGAAGCGCGTGCTAAAGAAGCCGCAGCAAACAAGTTTGCCGATCAGCAGAACCAGCAGTTGTTGGCATTCACGCGCATGTTGGGTAAAGTAAATCGAGGCACGCTAGTGCTGCCGGACACATTTAAACAACGCTCCGATGCCGCTAAACAAGCGTATCTTCAACTACATCTAGACGAGATTAACGCTAGGCGTGATGCGTTTGGCTTGCCGCCTATGGCCGACTGGGAACGCGGCGAAGCCCGTGCCCGTGTTATGGAGGCACTCAACGAGTTGGGTGATCGTTGGGGCAGCGCGGCTAACGCAGGGCCTGCTGGTCAGCGTCAGTTTGGCTCACAAATACAAGCCGTTGCCGCTCTGCAAGAGCAGATGCGTAGCAACATTCAGAAAACTGTGGCAGGAGCCGCACAGCGTGCCAACTTAAATGCAACAAACGAAGTAGCTGAGAAAACTACTGCGCCAACAGGTGCAGGCCCACGTATTGCCGCCCCCGCCGAATTAACCCTGCGCGGCGAAGCACGTACTGAGCCGTCCACAGAGGACATGATTGAAGCGCTGTTGTCTCAAACAGAAACACGCGAACGCGCAGTGCCTACGGCTGCGGTCAAACCAACTAAAAAAGTTACAGACCTCGGAGATATAAAGCAACTACTAGAAAAAGAGCGTTCTGGCGGCAAGCTAGAGCCCATGGGCGCGGGCTCTGTTCAGTTACTTAAACAGCTTCAGGACATGTTGCCGCAGACAACAGACGCGGACTTTAAAGAACTAGCTCGCAAAATTGTCCGTCAGATTTACACAGGCAACGAACCCAATTTGTTTGACGTTCGCGATCTAGACGAAATGGCCAGAGGCATGGAAGCCGCAGGCCAAAGTGCAACACGCCCCGGCGTTACGCCAGAAGAACTGCAACGTACCAGCGCTCAGCCACAACTTGACTTGTTCTCTGACAAAGATACGCAGACCCAGCGTGCCACACCGCGCAATTTCCAGAAGATGTTGGACTCTGGCAACGTGCAAAGGCTTCGTCAAATTATTGCGCAGCAAAACAAAGAAGCCGATAACGAAGTGTCAGCGGTGGAGGAAACTCTTACAGATGCGCAAGCCAAGCTTGCCAAAGCAGAAAAGGTTACACAGAAAGCCCTTGGTAAAGTCATAGCCCTTGAAGAAGGCGCTGATGTTGGCAGTTCGCCATTAGCAGACCAATCGTCTGAAGCGCTTGCAACCGTTAAAGTATCGGACGAAAAATTAAAAACACGTTCTAGAGTTGCGCCAGAGTCTTCAAAGTTTGTAGCCGAGTACGGTTTGAAACCAACAAACAAAGAAGATGACCAAATTAAACTTGCGTGGGCGGAAGCAACTCGAGACGTTGTGGCCGCGGAGTCTGCGCTACAAGCGTTGCCCTTGCGGATTGCTTTCTTAACTGAGATTCGTGACAGCGTTTCCGAGTTGTCTAAAAAAGGTAAACAGGATTTAATTGCTTTAATTGACGAAGCGTTGCGTTTTGGCAGAGACCCAAGCAACCCCGCATCAATGCGCGACAGTTTAGAGCAAAAAGAGTTTGCAGAGCTTAAACAATGGTTGGATCCGGATACCGCAAACACAGAAATTAAACGTCTTAAGACTCTATACAACTTAGCCAAGAAGTCGTTAGATCCTGCGCGTGAGCGTTTGGATGCCGCCGTTGCCAAGTACGAAGAAGGTAGCGTTGTCCGTGCAGCATTAGAACGGGAACAGAAAAAAGCACAGGACGCGTTAGACAAAGCGCAAAGAGATGAACAAGCAGCGCGCGCGGCTGTAAAGGCAGAACAAAAACAAGAGACAACTACGGAAGAAGTTGGCACACCGAACGCAGAGTACCGAGCCACCCTACAACGCGCTCGTGAAGGTCTGAATTTGCCCGGTGTTCGCAACTTGGTTGACACCACGCAAGTAAAAAAGACCATCTTCAATATGCGTAGCGCCATGGGCTCGCTCGACGGCCAGTTAGAAAACAAAAATTTAACTGAAGAAAAGCGGGCCGAGCTTCAAGCTAAACGCGACGACGCGGAGCGAAAACTGTCAACTGTGTATGAAGACGCACCACGCATTACGTCTGAAATCAAAGAGAACGGTCAGCTTGAACTAGAACGGGCGTTTGATGATGCCCAAGTTAAAGCCTACGACAAACAGGTTGCCAAGCGCCGTAAACGGAAGGGTGAGTCTGCACCAGTGTTGCCTTCCAGCAAGACTGGCCCCGTTGCCAAAGGTGTACGAAACCAACGCATAACGCAGTTGGGAGAAACATCAGAAACAACCGCAACAAAAGAAGCTGCCACAGCGCTTGAGACGCTTGCAGAAGAACGAGCTAAGCTGGCTGATTTGGAGCGCCGCGAGAAGTTCATGCGCGACAACGGTAAAGCTAAGTCAGGCGGGCGTTTAACACCGACGTTCAAAGCACTGCAAGCGCAGATTACAAATCAAAAGAACGTTGTAGCAGACGCCACCGAAGAACAGGGCAAGATTGTTGCAGAAGTCCGTGAAACAAAACAAGCGCTTGGCAAGAAGAGAATTCAGAACGTTGCGTCCGAGACTGAAGTTGGGCTGAAGGGTGAAGAAGCTAAGATTCCCAAGGCGGCTAAACCGTTGTTCTCGCGTGGGCCTACAACTGACCCTAGTACGATTAACACAGTCAACACAGAACTGAAAAAATATTTCAAAGATTTATCACGTATAAAAATTTACAATTCCGTTGACGAATTAATAAAGGCTAACCCGCAATACAAGGGGCGTATTCCAACAGACGCTAGGGGTTTTGTAGACACCGCAGGTAACAAAGCGTTTTTAATTGCCGAGAACATTGACCAAGGACAGGCACTGGGCGTATTGCTTCACGAGGTAGGGGCGCACGTAGGGCTTAAAAACATTTTGGGTGAGAGTCAATACACCGGAATGGTCAATGCAATTAAAGGTTGGGCTAAAAAGAACGACGGTTCTGTAGAGTCTGTTGTTGCCAAAGCAGCAATAGCACGGGTAGAGGCAGCAAAAACAGATGCCAAACACAGAGACGATGAAACTCTTGCGTACGCCATTGAAGAAGCGGTCAAAGCTGGCGTTATTCCAAACCAAACTAAAGGAGTTTTAGGCACATGGTTGAGCAGGATTGCAGACGGGTTCCGTAAACTACTAACAAAATTTGGCATGGATTTGAAATCCTTTGACGCGCAAGGATTAGTTGATATTGCGTATGGGGCAGCGCAAATGGAAATGCGTGCAATGCCTGAAGGTATGAGTCGCCGTACTTTTTTACGCGGCGCGGTTTCCGCTGTTGGGCAAATGTATCTGCCCGCAGTTAACAAAGGTTTGTCCATTAACGCTAAAGCAAAATTGTTTGATGCAACACTGGATGCCGCCGACGCATGGTATAGCACTGTAATAGGTATGGCTAAAACACCGGCGTTACGAAACATGCTAAAAGATTATTCTTTTGACATAGATAACGAGCTATTTGCTGAAGCTCTGTACAACGTAGATTCTGACGTAGAAGGCGTGGACAGTGTGTACTCAAATATATTTATGAGAAGCTATGGTAACGGCGGCGATCCAACGGAATCTGTAATAGATTTGTTAAAAAGCAAACCTGACGCGGTTGAAAAACTACAGATGGCTGTTTTAGACATGCGTTCCCAGCTTGTTGCCGCAATAGAAAAACTACCTAAAAAAGAAAATGGAGAAATTGCAGAAGATAAGTTGCCAGCAGTTGGGGACTTATTATTTTCCCGCAAAGCCGCCGCTGAACCAGACAACGCGTTGATTGCGTTGTCAAGACAGATTACTGCACAGCCTAAGACGCTCAAAGAAAAGTTAAGCAACAACCTTGCTTTGCAAGCTGAAATGCAAGCGGTGGATATGCGTGCAGGGTTGCGCGACACCCTTAAGTTTGGTGACGACAGTCTGTTTACCCAAGCCATGTATCACGTACGCAAGGCTGAACAGAAGATGGCGCAGATGTTTACCGTCATGAACAGCGGCCCGTTGGTTGCGTACAAAGACTCCAAAGGTTTTGTGGGTTATCGCAGTTCCAATGAGAACAGTGCTCGTGATGTGTTTGACGCAATTGCTGACGTTCCCGTAGCCGATCCGCAGTTAAAAACCAACATTACGCAGGCGTACATGGTTGCTCAGCGCACCGCCAACAAAGGGTTACCAAAGCTAGACCTTGGCGCGTTAGGCATCACGGAAGAACAACTGACTGCTGCTCTGGCTGCGGCGGATGCCGACCCTGCTTTAAAGCGGGCACTAGAGAATGTACGTACCAAGTACAACGCGTACAACAGAGGCATGATTGAGTTCCTTGCTAGCACCGGACGTATCACCAAAAAGGTGGCGGCGGACTTGCTTAAAGAAGGCGACTACGTGCCTTTCTATCGTGTGGACAAGAACGGCAACGCTAGTTTGGTATTCAACAACAATGTTACGTTTAACGTGGGCGACATCCGCCGTCAGCCATACCTTGCAGAACTCAAGGGCGGCGACACAAAGTTACTGCCACTGAACGAAGCTCTTCAGCGCAACACGTTGTTGCTGACAGACATGGCGCTGACCAACAATGCCGCCAAGAGTGTGGCTTATGGCTTGCAAGCACTGGGCAAAGGCAAAGGCCCTGTTAATCCCAAGACAGGCAAACCTACGGACTTGATGGCCATCAAAATAGGTCTTGGCGATGCCAATGCTAAGGTCATTCGGTTCTACCAAGAACCTGACCCAAACAAACCCGACGATAAAGGCGAGCGCCACATTGAGGTGGATACTAGAGGCACTGCCGCTGAAGGCATTCCTGCCGAGCTAGTGGTGCAGAGTTTAGAAGGCGCAAGTCTTGCGCTTCCCGGGTTCTTTAAACTGGGTGGTGCTGCCGCCGATTTGCTACGCGCCGGTGTGACCCGTACGCCTTTGTATATTGCTCGTAAATTACTGCGCGAACCTATGGCTGCAGCCTTTACTGGTGGCTTAGACAGCAACGTGTTCTCCTCTGTCTTCAAGGCAGGCGCTGAGTTCGTACGTATGAGCACTGGCAACAGTGCCATGCAAGCTAAGTTAATTGAGAAAGGGCTGATCCAGTCTAATATCTTTGCAGGCGACATGTCTGACATGAAGAAGATGGCGCTTCAGCTTGCCAGTGGTAAAGACCAAGGCGCTCTTGACAAAGTGCTGGCCGCCGCCGACCGGTACGCAATGCGTGCTGACGCCGCCACACTAGCGTTGGTGCTTAAAAACGCTGAAGCTAACGGGTTGTCAGAGGTCGAGGCTGACATGGCCACGATGGAGTCAATGAACTTCTACAAGCGCGGGTTGTCTCCCACGTTGCAGTACGCTAGCCGTTTGATCCCGTTCTTCAACGCCCAGATTCAGGGTTTGAATGTTCTGGTTAAAGCCGCACGAGGCAACATGCCTTTTGAAGAACAACAGCAAATTAAACGCAAGTTCTTTAACAACGCCATGTTGCTGATGGGCACCGGTATTGTGTACGCCATGGCCATGGATGACGACGAGACTTTCCGTAACGCTCGCCCACGGGACAAGTATGCCAACTTTTTCTTGCCTATTCCGGGCGTGGATGAGCCGCTCAAACTACCTATTCCGTTTGAGGCCGGTTACTTCTTCTCTCTAGCTGTGGCCGCAGTCGACGGCATGCGTGCTGAGACTGACGGTAAGGCGCAGTTCCAAGCTCTTAAAGACTTGTTCTTAGGCTCTATTCCCGGCTACTCGTCCATGGGAGTGCCTGCACTTGTCAAGCCTGCGTTTGAGGTATGGAGTGATAAGAACTTCTTGACTGGAGGCCCGATCGAGCCACGCCGCATGCAAGGGTACGACACTGAAGAGCGCTACCTTGCGACCACCACAGAGTTGGCCAAGCAGATGAGTAAGCTGTTGCCGATCCTATCCCCAATCCAGATCGAGCACCTTGTGCGCGGGTATCTGGGCGTACTACCTCTAGTAGCGGCGGCGGGGGCCAACGGTTTGTTTGAACGCGAAGGCAAGGGGGAAAAGCCCGCAGGTCGTGCATCTGACTTGCCTTTGATTGGCACAGCGTTTCAAAAGAAATACGGCGGCGGCGATGCCGACGTGGTGTACCGCGAAGCACAAGAAGCTGTTAACGCTAATGCCACATTTAAGAAAATGCTTAGCGAAGGTCGTCGCGAGGAGGCCGTGACCTACCGTGACAAAAACAAAGTGGAGATGGCCATGGCTCCTGCCGCCGGGCAGTATCGCCAAATTATTGGACGCATCAACACCGACATCCGCCGCGTGCAAGAGCGTGACGACTTGACGGCAGAAGAAAAAAGATTACGCCTTGATGCGCTAGAAAAAGCCAAGCAAGATCGGGCTGACGCTTTTATCAGGCAGACGCGTGCTGTGGAAGAGCGGCTAGGGGGCTAAGTATGACGCGGGAAATTTCCGATAAAACCATACGCCTAGTTGGTGGTTCTTAATACCCACGACAGCACGCGCTTGGATGCGGTGAGGGAGAGCGGCACGTAAGCCCAACTCCCTCACCCTCTCCACGTCTAGCCCCGGTACGAAGAAGCCCTCACCCGGCCTTAGCTTCGCCCAAGGATATATTATTACCATCAAAGACTTCGTCCCTAAAAGTTATGTGCATAGTGTTCACACGCATGGCAGGGCCGTTGGTACGGGACAGCATATCTTTCTTGACGTACTTACAGGTAAACAACTCCTCCATCTGCGCCTTGAACTCATCATAGCCAAAGCTCATGCTCACGCAGTGCTTCTTGAGTAACTGCTCTTCAATGTAGAACTCTCTGTAACCCGGTGTCAAAAGCCCATGCTCCACCCTGCCGAGCACCTTGCTCTTGGTAGTCGAGCGGTCAACGATGTCGCCGTTGTCGCCCCACGCTGCTAGGATTCTGCCCTCGACTTTCTTCAGAACAATAAAGCTTCCGTAGTTGTCACCGATGTAGGCGTTAAGCACATCTTCAGCAGAGCGCACACTGTTCTTAATAATGCCACGGCCTTTCTCCACAAGTCCTTTTAGAGCATTGATGACCTTGTTAATCTCCACGTCTAGGATGCCAGAGTACTCCTTACGCAACAGAATTGCCGCCGCTACAGTTGTAGTACAGCCCGCGTGCCAGTAGCGCTCATCGTCGTTGAAGTTAAAGACCTTCTTCAGATGGATGTGTACCTTGCGCACAATCTCCTCGGCAGTCTTCTGATTGACAGCTAGCCACCGAACCCAAGCCTCGCCTGCTACGCCGTAGTTGCGCTTGATCTCAAGCAGAGTCTTGCGCTCTTCTGCATTCCAGATAAGTTTCTTGTGTGGGCACCACTCAAGCATCCGCAACAACTCGCCGTTTGAACTGTGCTTGCGTGCCCCCGCCATGTAGTCGGTCAGCTTCTCGTTACCCGTCATCGTGCAAGTAGCAGTCCACGTACTGTTATTGATACGTTCCTTGTTGGAGCCCGACTCCATACGCTCCTTGCCCTGACCTTCTGCGTAGTCAAAGATAAAGGCGGGTGCCCACTCCATGTCCTTGCGTTGGGTGTTGGTGATCTCGTCGATCAGAAGCGGCATACTGTTAAGCAGACCCGCCCTTTGTTGCATTGCAACAGGAGAAGTACTCTTGCCTGTGCGGTAGCGCAGAGGGTGACCCCACACACCAGCCTTGGCACTTAGAACTAAAGACTTACCTGTGCCTGACCACTGAGAGCCGATGTGCCAGACAAAGCCTTCGTACTCTGTGAAGCGCATAAGCGGTGATCCAAAGGAATCCAGAGATACAGCCAAGGCTGTCTCCATACCCTCTTTCTCCACAAAGATCGTCTTCCACAGATGCCGCCACGTATCAAGGTCGCCCTTGCCGTTGGTGTTGCGGTTGATGTTCTCAAGCCCGGGCATGGGTATCCGAGTCTCGCGCCCATCTTTACTGAACACGCGGTTGTTGTAAACAAACGACTGGTCTGCCTGCCATCCACACTGAAACGGCACCTCAACCGGCTTGCGGTTCTGAGAAGCATCGCCTACACATGAGCGCACGTACTCAAACAACGTCTTGTCGTGACCCGCAAAGGTGCTGACAATGTTCTGACTGGCTAGCCACTTGAGCGTCTCGTCCCTGCTGACAATAGATTTCTGTGGGAAGTTAAGCGTCTGCACGCCTTCGGGCCGCACAGCGGCCATGTGAACCAAGTGGTCGTTCTCCATCTTCAATAGGTCAACCACAAACAAGTCGTAGGGAACAAGCTGAATGTTTTTCTTGACCTTCTTGCCCTCTTCATCTTCTTCGGAACGGGTGCAGTACACGCCACCATGCTCGCCATAGCTGTAGCCACGAGGGGGCACAGGACGTACCACGCTAGGTGCTAGGGGTAAACCCGTATCTTCTGGCTCGTAGGATTCCTCAGAGTCAAGCTCAGCTTCGTCAAAGTCTTCCTCGGCAGGCGCAGACAACATGATTTCCTTGGCTGTGTTGTCCACCTTGATCTCGCGCCCCAGTATCAGTGGGTTGGTGATCTTGCCCCAGTGCTTACATTTTGTGCAGATTCCGGGGTTCTCGCTGTCCATCTTCATGCATGCGTACGGCCCTTTGATCTCAGCAATCTTCTGGTGCATCCGATCGTGCGGGTATGGGTGCATGTCCGACAACCAGATAGCCTTCTCTGCGCCATCCTCACAGACCTTTGCCCAAGACAGGAGTCCACGCCAAATGGGTTCCTTGCCGTCCTCTGTGGCTGTGGCAATGTAGTCCTGCACCTGACCGCACTGGCTCTCAAAGTTTCCAAACAGCGTGAAGCTGTCTTGAATCAGCTTGACCTGACCGCGTGTCTGCGCAGTTGGGCGTTGGCCGGGAAGGTCAAACTTGGGCGTAGGAATGTGGACAACCGGCACCTCTTCCAACTTCTCATAAACGAGTGGTGAAAAAGTCGAGAAGTCAAAAATGTCGCCTTCTTGGACTACTCGGACAGGGCGTGGCGTTGTGTACTTCTTCTTGTTGTTGGCAGTTCCGGGCACGCGCAAGATACGCGCAGTGTCCGCAGTCACCGTCATGTCGATGTTGAAGCCTTCCTGTTTGCACAGACGCTTCAGGTTCTCGGCAACAGGTTTCCATATAGTTGCAGGAATCTCATCCTTGAGCGGCCAGTAGCAATGCAAGCCCCCGCCTGAGTCAACCACCCATGGCGTACCTAGCGCATCAAGCCCAGACCTTGTCAGGAACTCAATTAGCGCGTCAGCCGCCGCCTTCTTGGTAGCGTATCCATCCAAGTCAACAAAGAACGATTTGAGGTACTGAGCTTCTTCAGCGCCGCGCTTCTTGTCAAAGGTAGCTACGCCATAGAAGACGTCATAGTTGTTGGCGTGCCACTGCTCGATCGTCGGGATGAGTTCCTCAATCTTTGCCGCATATACATGCTCTTTCTTTTTTGTGAGTTCTACCGCGCAATACAGGCCAAAACCTTCGGACGGCAAAACCACCGCTAAAAAATCAGCGGATGTCATGTGTATCCTTTGGTTATTTTAGTTCGGGGTCGTTTGCGTGATCTACGCCTGCGGCAAAACCTTCTTCAAATCCGCGCTTGTATCCGTGTTCTAAGCCGTTGCCACTGCCATCAGCAAAGCCTTCGTCGTAGCGGTCTTGATACCAGTCGAGGGCTTTAGCAAAGCGCTCACACAGAACCTCTACCCATTCTTTCGGCATGTTCTCGTTGCCCATCAGGTACACCTGACGCAGTATCTCTTCGTCGCTCAAGTTTTTAGGTTGAATGCTTTGCATGTTCGTCTCCAAGCTTCGTCGCCCGTACTGGACGCTTGTAAAATTTTAAGGATAGCTTCGACCGAGGGTCGGTAAGCCACGAATACTTCACCGCCATTGAACCAGTTGTAAACAGATTGCCGAGAGGCTCCTGTCACTTTGGCTATCTTGATGGCAGAGAAGTCATGATGCACAGCCCACCGCCCGAGTTGGTTGCCCAACGTCTTAGGCGCTTTCTTGACTGCGCTGATTACTTGTTGTGAATATGGCATGGTGTAGGTGGGGGTACCGGAATGACAAGTCGTCTGCAAGCTTTCGAAAAGCATACCTTGTCAAACTTTCCCCCCGATATTTATGGGTTGCGGTCGTCAACGATACCGTACTTACCCCTTGTCCACAGAGGCATGCTTTCTTGCACAGCGCCTCCTCTAACGAGTTCAAACTCGTTGTAGAGTTGTTTTGTGAAGCGGGGGTATCCGGGGCCTACAAACACATCGCTACTGCGGAAGTGTGGAACGTAAACAACATCACCAAGGCGGTAAACCTTTTGAAACTCTCTTGGAGTGGAATCGCGTGTCATAAGTCTCATGATCTGCTCCTTATTCCGCTTCGTCCCAATCGTCCACCATGGCAGACAAGTCAGCCTTCGCCTTGGGCACAGCGTTGGGTTTCTTCTCTTCCTTACGGACTACGGGCTCCTCTTCTTCCTCGGCAGGCAGAGGGGCAGGCTTGGCTTTGGTCTTAGCCTTGGGTGCGGGTGCTTCCTCTTCCTCGACCACAGGCGCAGGGCGCTTGCCTTCAAGCTTCAAGGGTGCAGGGGCGGCAACGCTGTCCATCTTAGAGAAAGACATTGTGATCGCCTTAACAGCGGTGTCTGTCTTGCCTTGTTCCTGAATGGTTGGGAACTCGTCGTCAGTCAACCAACGCATAGCCTTAAAGAACAGCTTGGGCGCTTCAGACTTGGTGTCGAACTTCATGCGCGTGATGACCTCAGATGGGTCAATGTTCTGTGCGCCCAAGTGACGAGCGTATGCTTGCAAGGCGCGGTTGTCGCCTTCTTCCTTGCCGAACACAGACTTGGCAGGCACAGTCAACTTCAACACAGAGCCTTCCATATCGTTAGCCAACACTACAGCAATGTGTTGTTGGAAGCGGCAAGCGCGGCTATTGTTCTGACCAGAACCGGCAATGTTCTGTTGGCATCCATCGCACTTGTTGTGCTGTGGGTTGCTTGCCTCAGGGCTCGGTGTCTTGCCGTCTTGTGACCAGCAGTCAGGCGCAGAGACTTCGCCATCGTATGCCTTGGCATAGAACACGCGTGAAACATCAGGCGCGGCATTGACAATGACTACGTCGAGGTAGCGCTCTTCGATAGCGGCAATCTCTTTGCCGCCTTCGTTCAAACGAAACACACCGCCTTTGATGGAGATGCTCTTGGTGCGGTTACCTACTGCGCCACCGGCTAGGGCTCGGGCCATAGGTGACAACGATGTGCGGTTCTTTGCGAACGCGGGGGCTTGGGATGGGTTGAATAGAGCTACATTGCTCATAATGATTCTCCTGATTACTTAGTTGGTTTACGAACTGAAATGGCGTACTCTGTCATAGAGTTAAGCCCTGCGGGAACTAGACTGGGATTCTCAGACAAGAACGTAGCCATGTTGGTCTGCGCAATACGCTTCTCCAACAAGTCCAACGCATCGTGTTCCTTGATGAACTCTTTAAAGGAGTCCCAGTCTTGTGTGTTGTAGCGTGTCTTGGTAGACAGCACTACGGTGCCTTGGTCTGTGCGTACACTTGATACGCCAAGCTTGAGCATCTGGTCTTTGAGCGCGATCTTCACAACGTCTTGCTGACGCTTGATGTCCTCGATCTCAGACTCGTACTGAGCGGTTAACTCTTGTACGCGTGACTGCATCCTGCGGTACACCTTCGCCAACTTGTCCATGGGGACAGTGACGTCTGTCGGTGCTTCCTGAGGAGCAGGTTCCTCATCATCTATGTTTAACATCTACTTCTCCTTGAATTATTTTATTGTCAATGGTTGGACAGCATAGCACGACTGAATTGATTTGCAACTCCTTTCTTAAATATTTTTTACTTCGCTGTCGAACATGCCGACAAGCATTGCGTGATCGGAAACTTTTGTATTCATTGCCTTGAATAATTTCTTTTCAATCGGGCTTGACTCAATGTGTACCACAGTAACTTTGTCCGAGTCTTGACCTTTGCGGTCGGCTCGTGCTATGCACTGCGTATACATCTCAACTGACATGAGTGGGCCAAAGAACACAACTGTGTCAGCGGCAGTTAGGGTAATCCCGTGTGCTGTCGCTTGTGGTTGCAACACCAGTACGCGGATGTTGTCGGTAGTCTGAAAGTCGTTAATGATCTGACCGCGCTTGGTTGCTGACACGTCGCCATGAATCTGGTCAACGGCGTAGCCATGCTTAGTAAGATAGTTGACGATGGTGTCAATGCTAGAGCGGAACAAAGCAAAGATGATTACCTTACGGCTTGTCTCTTCTAATACCTCCTCCAGTACACCAAGGCGAGGCGCAGAGTCGAACTCCACAACTTCTTTCTCGTCTGTGTACGCGGCACCACAACTGATTTGCAGTAGCTTGTTTACAGCAACGCCTGCGTTGACTGCGCTGATTGTTTCACCGGCAGCTTGGAAAAGCATCTGCTCTTTGAGTAGCTTGTAGTACTTAGCCTGCTGTGGTGTCATTGGTACTTCGCGTGTGACTGTGATGACTGGCGGTAAGTCAAGGCACTGGTCTTTGGTGAAACGTATTGCGGGTTGAAGCGCTTCGTACACAAGCTCTTTTGCGTTAACCTTTGGAGCCCACTTGAACATACTGATCTTGTTCATCACCTTGTCGCGCCACGATGTCTGGAACTTAGGCACACCACTTGGGTTAACAAACTTAGCCAAGCCATACGCATCCACAGGCGACTGTGATGCAGGCGTACCAGTCATCATCCACAAGTATGTCTCAGGCTTAATGATTGATGCAAGTGTTTTCCATCTGCGTGTCGATGGGTTTTTGTATGCGTTGGCTTCATCGACAATCACTAAGTCAAACCTACCATCAGCGTTGATCTCAGATGCAATCAAGTTGAGGCCGTCATAGTTGGCAATCACAATCTCGTAGTCCTGCTGAATCATTTCAATACGTCGGCTAGCTTGAGCATGGTGCGCGACGATGGCAGAGCGGTGGATAACACTGCGATTGATGTCACCCATCCACGCGCTGTGCATGATGGACAGAGGGCAGAGAATAAGTATGCGACGAACCTCACCACGCTTCATTAAGAAGTCAGCCGCCCATAGCGCAGATAAAGTCTTGCCAGTTCCGGGGTCGTTAAAACAGAATGATCTGCGATGTAATGTGAGGAAAGCAGACGTCTCTATTTGGTGAGCCATTGGTATAAACTTTCCCGGCCAGTCGTAGCGCCTAGTGATAGGTGACGGCACATCTTTCACACCAAGATTGCGTAGCACCCTTGCTTCATCAAGACCCCAGTAGACAGCTATCTCAAAGATTCCGTTGTCCTCGGAAAGAATTTTGTGCTTTGGAATGATCGCGTACTTGTGCGGGTTGCGCGTGCGCAGTACGAGCGCTTTGTCGTCAACGATCTGCATCTTCTTCCAGTACGTAATGGAACTCTCTAATTTTTTTAGTTGTAGCAACGTTTACAGACCTCGCCTGCTGTCTGCGGCACACCTCTAAGCCAATCATGCCTAGTTCAGTTTTTTGTCTTATTAAAGACTCAAGCTCGTTGCACAAAACTTTATTGTCATTAAATCCTACTTGCCACAAGTCGCGCAGTGTCTGCGTGTCCACATTTTCAAACCCTGTTGTTTCCGTTACCATTACGCATCCTCCTTCAGCCTAGCCCAAGGCGAGTTGTCTGAGTGATGGTTTAGTTCTTCCATCTTTTTATTTTTATGCAGTCGCGCTGAAGCATCAGACCAAAAGTCGTCGTCTAACTCTGATACATCTATCCACGTATCTCCATACTTTGCACGCCATAAGTTGACAAGTTGCGATAGTGGTATCGAATACACAGGGTCATTGTTAGGATTGAACGTAGTCATAGTGACGGGCTGTTGCTTTCTAGCCTGTGCGTACACTTGGGCGCTTATTCCTAGTTTTCTAGCAAGCGCGGCCTCAGTTGCGGTAAGCGTTACCGTATTCTTTACTTTTCCCATTTTCTTCTCCTTGATTTATTTTGGATTACGACACACATACTTAGAGCGGTCGGTTAAGAAGTGAACCTCAAGTTCACCTTCTCTTCTCATTCTGTTGTACGCGTCTTTGTAAAATGGGTCTTCTGTTACTTCCACCAGATCAACCCAGTCATGTCCCCAACGCGCTACCCAGAGATCGATAAGTCTTGCGGTAGGTATGTCACTTAATAGAGTGGTCTGACTTTCTTGCATACGAACGGTTTGCGCTCGCGTCTTTGACACGGAGATTCGAGCGTACTGTCTTTCCCCCTTTTGATAGCGCTCTTTTGTGGTCGACATCTTTTCCATCTCCTTTATGTACTAGTCCTTCCTTCTCCATAATTGCTCGTGCTTTGTTTCGTGCGGCACGTTTCTTCTTGACCATCGGTGTGCCGTCATACTGTTCGTACTCTTTTGCGTACGGGCGGGGTTTGTTTACGTAAGGCATGATTTTCCTTTCAGTGTTTCTTGTTGAACTCGCAAGTCTTTACTGGGCACCAACCGCACAGTGGCGTTTGATTTGGGTTCCACACGTCGTTGGCAAAGCTTGCTTCAAGCCGCGCTGTACGCTCACGATAGTCCCACCAGTGTTTATCGGCGTCATCTCGTGCCATCGACATCTTGACCATATCATTTTTCACAATGAACAGCAATGCTGAGTTGACCTTGCGTATGTGTGGGAAGTGGGCAAACACCATGAGCGACATGAGAACTAACTGATCTCTATCGGGATACTTGTTGTTGCCAGTCTTCCAGTCACCCACCCATGCCGTGAGGTTGTCGTCATCAACGACTAGGATGTCAGCAATGCCGCGCACCCACACGTCTTTGTCTTTCCAACCAGTAGGCTTGAGGTCGACAGTCAGCGCCATCTCATACTCAGCGAGCTTGCGCCCATTCTTCTTCAGCATGGCGTCCACCACAGGTTGAAACTGTGAGTACTCAGCGGGTATTGGTTTGCCCTCTGCGATGTAGTCCTCAATAGCTTTGTGTACCTGATTGCCGTAACGTGTTGCCTCAGTCTCAGTGAACGGGTAGTTCTTCAAGACCTTGACCTCTTGGTAGCGGCGTTGGCATCCCTCAAAATCTTTGAGGGCTGAGTGTGACCATGCGGGTTGTTTCATAGTTGGGCTGAGTTGATTGCGCTTGATAAGCGGTTGGCAAAAGCACTGACAAACTTCTCGTCACTACATAGCTCGTGCTTCATGTCGTGTAGTACAGCGTGAGTCATCTCATGCCAGAACGAGTCGGCCAGTTCTGCTTTGTCTAACTTGTTGCCGTAAGCATCTTTCTTGGCAAGCCAGATGATGCCGTGTGTGTAGTCGATTGTGCCTAGCGTGTGTTGTCGCTTGGCTTTGTCAACCATGATTGTGGCGTATTCAACGTTGCCCACTCTGATGCGTTTTGGTATCTTCATTACTTCTCCTAGCTTTTTGCTAACCCATATCTCCGGTGAGCGCCACCGTCAGCGGACAATGGTATGCCTTGCATATAGCTTGGCTCCATAGTCATTTGCGCCAAGACCCAAGTCTTAGCGTCAACTACTTCATCGTCAGGTACAACAGCAATCAGTTCGTCATGCACTGTGCCTGCGATCGGGTATTTCTTTGCTACCCTCAACATACCATCCGTCATAACAATACGTGCTAATGCCTGCGTAATGTTGTTCGTTATCTTTCCTGCATACAACTTGGTAGCGTGTGGCCCGTAGACTGCTTGGCTCCTACCTTTGTCGTCCTTCACATAGCGAAGATCAGGGTACAACAACTTCATTCCGTTTGGTAATTCTATCTCACCTTTGCGGAACGTAATACATTTATACACCAGTTCTTCACCCTTTACAAGCGCCCTGTGTAAAGCTGTTTCACAGAGACTCCAGAACGCTACAACAGGGTACGCAGTGCTCCTATACGTGTCTATGATAGCTTTGGCCGCAAGTACGTGGTTTAAAAGATCTTCAGTTGAGCAGGTGTGCGGTATCTCCAACAGCTTGGTATCGATGTCAGTCAACTTCACAAAAGCTTGCGCATACTCCGAGCCAACACCTAACTGCTTTGCGAAGTCTCGCGAATACCTGACTGGCGGTGCACCGAGGAATCCGACAAGTAGTTGCGAAGCAAAGGACGCCCAACCAAGGCCATAGCCGCACCCGAGTAGCGCTGATTTAGCAGATTGGCGAAGGTCTGGATGCGAGTCTTTGGTAAGCCCATGTATGTTGAACATCTGAGCCCCGAACGCGGCATAAGGGTCACCCCCTGCGCGGAAGATGTCAAGCATATCTTCGTAATCCGAAAGCCACGCGAGGACTCGCGGCTCAATCTGCGAGAGATCACCGACGACGAGTTGATACCCCTCTGGAGCCATAATTGCTTTACGTAGGAACGAACCTCGCTTGAGGTTTTGCATGTTGATGGCCGAGCCTTTGGCCGCTGTCCACCTACCCGTCTGCGCCCCGTAGTACGAGAGCGGAACTGGGAGCGTGCCGCGTTTGCCGATGTCAAGGAATCTTTGGGCACGGGTTCGCTCAGTGGTTGATTTAACCTTAAGACGCGCTTGACAAAGTAGGGCAACGTCTTCACGTTCACTGTTGAGTAGCGTTTGAAAAAGGGCGTCGTTCTTTGCAAGCGCGAGGGTCGTCTTGCCTGTGGTTTTACTCGTCTTGGTAGGCGGAACAACTCCGAGTTTCGTAAGTAGTTCAGCAAACTTTGGGTTCGATGCCAACTCAGCATCCTCCACGCCGAGCCTCTGTAATAGTTGTTCACGAGCAGTTCCTTCCTCGGCTAGTGCCTTGATTAACATTTGTTGGTCTAATTGCAACAGCGGACGCGTGTACATCTTGAGCGTCATGTCGATGAGCCGTAGCTCTTTCGCAGGGTAGCCTTTAACAAGTCGTTTGAATATCTCCTCGCACAGAAATACATCATGGGCGCAGTAGTCGGCAAGCTCTTTTTCAATTTCCGGCGTGAGTACTGATAGTCCGTTAGTGGAGTAAACAGCATTGCCTTTTGGGGGGAGGGAATAATCGGAGGCCAATTTTGCAAGGGAGTTGCCGACTTCAACTCCTCGAAGCGCTCGTCCCATTGATAACGTATCAAAGATGAAACATGGTCGGGCGTTATATCTCCACTCCATAATTGATACATCGAACTGTGCGTTGTGGGCAAGCACTGCGGTTCGTCCCCAATCAACCCCATCAAGGTACGCACGTAACTCTGTATCTCCAAACCATCTAATTGGTTCATCGCTTCCGTATACATGGACGCAAGCTCCGAACGCTCTGAATTTATCATGGCGTATGTACTCCTCTGTTGTCATCTTACTGAGCGTGTACTCTTTGCTATCCCAGTACGTCTCAAAGTCGATGGTTATTATTTTGTCGTATGGTTTGGTCATGACTGACCCCTTGCTCGGATAAGATCAGCACACGTGTACGGCTCTGCTATCTCTGCAATCTTTGCGCACTCCTCACGCTCCTGCTCAATGGCTAAGTTAACCAAAGCCACTAAGTGTGGCGTTGATACAGTCCACGTTGTGTAGTGCTTGTTCTCTTGCACCACTCTGTGTAGCGTTGCTAGGATTTCATCTTGTGTCAATTAAAGTTCTCCTTGGGTGGTGCGTCGAGGACGTTGAGAAAGCCGAAAAAATCGTTTGCCGCCAACATGAGTTGCGACGCCTCCATCTCGTTACAGTTTAGGGTAACGACTCCTGCAAACGCATCCTCTGCGCGTCCAATGATGACAACGCCTTGCGCGTTGCCTTCTCCATAACACATCACCAACTTGTATATCAACAACTTGAAGTGCGCCTGCTCTTCGTCTGACATCTTGTTAATACGGTGCTCTAACTCTTCTTGTGACATTGCTTCGCTCATGATTTTTTCTTCTCATGCATTTCGTAGAGCGTGGTGATGTACGCGATTAACTTATCGCGGGGGTAGCCCGTCTTGTATGCAAGCGTACACAGGTAGCTTAAAAGTGCAGAGATGCCTATGTTCACCTCTTTATCACCCATCAGTTCCATCAATTCGTCTACTGCGGCTTCCACTTTCTGCTGTTGAGCCCGACGTTCGCGTGTTTCCTCTATGTCTTTGGTCATGATAAGACCTCCTTTAAAGTTTGTATGTTGTCCTCATTGATGACAACGGCTATCCCCCCTGCGCCACGTATGCGGCTCAGATGGGCTTCTTGTAGAGCGGTGGTTTTACCCTTACCCGCTTTTGCTTCAATGCCAACGAACTTGCCGTTAGCACATACAAGGAAGTCAGGCACCCCTGAGTTCCCGTATCCTGTCCCGATGGGCATGGCGTAGTACACACCCAACTCATCTAGTATCTTACGTATTTGCTTCTTGACTTTTACTTCTGGTGTTGACATGTCAACCTCCTGTTAATTAGGCGAGGGGGTAAAGTAGATTACGCGCCCCCTCGTATCGCGTTGCGGAATGGCAACAAGAGGTAATTCTTCAAAGGACTGACGCCCCTTGTTGCCGACAAAGTGTGGTCGCATCTACTAGGCTTGCACAAATCGCCTTATCAACACACGTCAGTCCTTGGATTCTTTTACACTTCTTCTGCCTGTGTAGTTAGGCTTTGGGCAGTTCTCAGGCACGTCAACGACGACCCAGATTGCGGCTAGTGTATTGCGGTGAGTTGACTTCTCCCACCGATCGACGTACACCCCAAACACACTCTCCAATGCTTTGTTGACAACACGCTTGTCTATGCCCGTGAGCCTAGATATATCGCTTGACTTCAAACCATCGGGGTGTTGTTTGAGTGTATCTCGAATGATATTGTGATTACTCTTCACTCTTCATCTCTCGGACATACTGCGCAAAACTTGCGGCAGTATCCCCAAAGTTTTTCATAGCATCAAACGCAAGCGCAACTTCTTCTAGCGTGTGATTGCGCACAGCTTGACGTAGCGTTTCAAGTACTTCATCTTGTGTCATGTTCCCTCGCTCTCAACATGGCGTCTGCCATTCTGTAAGATAACTCCGCAAACTGGTCGTGTGAATTTACTACTGTTGTCAGTTCAGAATTGCTGAACATACCTTGCATAGCTCGCGCCGCAAAGTAGTCACGAATACTGATGCCAAAATGCCCATCGTCTGGAAACGCTTGTTGCTTTTGATCTTCTCTCATGCTAGTCCTCCATAATTTCTAAAAGAATACTGTGCTTAACTATTTCCAACACGCCTAGCACAGTAGTGGCGCGTATCGTGCCTTCGTAACGCTCAATAACTTTACACAGTTCTTGAGTCAAGCCGTCAACCAATTCATTTTGCAGTTGTATCGAGTCCATATCAACCTCCAAACATTTTCTTGAGGTAGTCATACAACTCGCGTGCTTGTATCACGTTCATGTGTTTGATAACTTCTTCTGGAGGCTTACCGAACACAATAGTATTCACAACGCGCTTGCTCGTAGCTTCGGGATGTAGCGCGGCAATGCCATCGCCTGCGGTCGCTAGTGGTCGCTTGTGGTCGTTAGTGGTCGCTGGCTTGACTTTCGTAGGCGCTTTGACCTTCTTGGCATACTTAGCGCTTGCCTTCATAGGTGTGTACTCGTCCACAGTAACGCGATAGCCGTGGTTGTTATCTCGCACAGCAAGACCCGCACGAACGAACTGCGCCATGAGTGCCGTGACTGATGACTCTTTGAACCCGTGTTTGGCTAGATCACGGCTCGCGGCTGTGGATGTTGTGCCGGGGTGCAATTTAATATAGTCAAAGGTGACTCGGGTCACGTTGTTCTGAACTTCGAATACTGGTCTATTTTGCATAAGTTTCTCCTTGAGTTGTTGTCCTGTGGGGGTGGGTTCCCACGCATTGATTGCACTTCTAAGTGCGGATTGAATATCAGGCATGACCGTTTCCTTTCTGTTTATATGTCCAAGCGTTGTACCTGACGTGCAACCAACCACTTGTCTCCAAGCCTACGGATAGAGCGTACCCATTGGCGTTGATAACTGCGGATGGTTTCGGGAGGTGCATCGTATGTAGAAAAGATGCGACGAACGTGTGTTAAGTATTTAGTTTTCATGATTACCTTTCAGAAGTTGAACTTGTCGAGGATGGCGTCTACGTTTCTCTTGACGTCTTGACGGATAGCCTCATTCTTTCGCAGATCCGTAGGAGTAACCCCCACAAGTAACTGCTCTAACTGACTACGTGCAGTCTCAAGGGTAACGTCATTGGTTACGTTCAATGCCTTAGTGAGATCACACAACTCTAGCGCACCATCGACAAGCGTGTCGTGGAAGCGCCTTTGCTTAGCCTCACCGCCTACATAGTCAGTCGTCAGTCTATCTGACATACGTTTGAGGTGGGTGCTAAGTCTCTCACGCACATCTGCCATAGCAGAGTCGATGCGTTCCTGTGTCAGAGATTCAAGGCGAGCCTTGAGTTCTGCCTGTGCTTGGTTGCCCACATCTACGCGGAAGTCACCCGATGATGGGACTGGCATGTAGTTAACGCGGAACGAGAACTTAGTCATCATCTCATTAGCGGATGGGTAGTCATCTCTCTTGAACATGTCACCGAGAGCTAATGCCTGCGCTGTGATAAGCGTAGGGTAGATAACAACGAAAGCCTTGACCAGTGCCTCCATCTCTTCCTCGAAGTCATTCATGCGCTCAGTGAACTTCATGAAGTTGACAGTAGGTAAGAGACGCAGACCTGAGTCAGACCAAGGTGCTGTGTTGTCGTACACGAATTGACGTGCGCGACCGACCGCCTGTTGGATGATGTCCAACTCGGTGCGACCTGCGAGCAGGTGCTTGTTGACACGGGCGGCATCTTTAGCCCCCGCGTTCTTGCTTGCCACCACTTCACTGGTGGTAGTCTTGTCTAGCTTGCGTGCTGTCCACACAGAAGCGTTGAACTCCACAAGCATTGCGCATGTGTCGATGTTGAGGCGAGGTGTAGTTGTCATGATAAGAACTCCTTGTGATTACTTGGTTGAGAAAAAGATTTTGTGTTCAGCCAACATGCGACCGAACTCATTGATCGTAGCGAACATAGCCACACGCTGACTTGTTGCCACTGTGTTGCAGAAGATCGACTGCATCTCTGCACGCATACGCCACACGTACTTGACGATGGCTTCTGCTTCTGTCCTGTCCGCTACGCGAGTAACGAACTGGAATACCTGAATCAACTGCGCCGTAGGGTTGTCGGACAGCGGTGCTGTGTCAGGTGATTTGATAACGCGAGAGTACTCGCAGATCTCACGACCGAAGCGAATGAACGATGACAATGCCTGTGCAGTAGTAGCACCGACAGTACCAACGAGAGCCGCCTCAAGTGTGTCGTCATCGAGAACACCAAGACCCGCATCGAGGATGTCACTAGCGGCAACCAACGAGCGAGGTGTAGCGTATGCAAGTTGCATAGACTTGGGGTTGAAGATGAAGCCGTTGTCTTTGGACAAGTCCTTGCCCTCGAACATACCGCCCTTCTCGTAGTCAAGGAACGATTGCATAACGCGTGGCTCGTTGCTGACGAAAGCAATAATCATTGGGTTGACACGATTGTCAGTAGCCCACTTGACCCACTCGTCAGCGCTAGGCTTACGCATCTTGACGAACACCAGACGATTACGCAAGTGTGCTTGAATGGAATCACCAAGACCCTCGATGGATAGATTGGTGAAGCACACGACCACACTACCCTCAGGCATGCTTAGATTGCCGACCCTGCGCTCATAGATGATCGGAGCCAATACATTCTTGATGAACTGCGGTGCCTTGGCGATCTCATCAAGACCTACGAGGATAGGCTTGGAGTTGTTGACACCGAGTTGATTGGATGCGCTGACACCGAAGCGCTCGTTGGGTAACTCACGAGACACGCCATTCTCACGATCGAGGTCAGGCATCCACACAGAGCCGTCAGACAACTGAGTGCAGTCAATAGGTTGCACAGCGATGTGGTCAGCAAACTTGGGTAGCTTGCGTAGCATGTGGAAGAGGGCAGTTTTGCCGATGCCGTTCTCGCCCTCCACAATGACTGTGCGCTTGTCACCGACAGCGGCAATGAGGGAAACAACTTGTGATGCGGATAAGAATTGATTCATGATAAAGATCTCCAAAGATTAAGTTAAACAGAAATGTGCAAGACTTTGCCATAGGTAGGAACGAATGACTCGTTCTCTACCACACCCCACAGAGATGGCATTGGGGTATTCGGGGTATCGCAACCAAGGTAACCATCTGTCAACCAGACGATTGCCCGAGCGTCGATCTTGTGTTCCTTGATGTAGTCGACAACAACATCAGGAGTAGTACCGCCACCGCCCTTGGGGTTCATGAGCGAAGCGATCTGTTCATAGTCAGCAGGCTTGAAGGCTTGGTCACCACATACAGTAGTGTCCCACCACAACACACGCACACCCGCAGGCTTGGTGATGTTGCAGATGCGAGCGATCTCACCGAACAGCAGACGATAGTAAGGATACATAGAGCCCGATGTGTCGACAGCAAGTATCAACTCACCGACTGACTCTGTGAAGTGCGATGGCATAACGAAGCCCGAAGCGAGCAAGCGTTTGTTGGGAGGACAGAAGCGTGAGTTGTCATCACCCGCAGAGATAGAACTAATCCATTCCTGCAATGCCTGCTTCCAGTCAGTCATGCGTTCCTTGGCAGTGCCTAAGATGTCACGACCACCGCCCTCTTTACCCGCAAGCTTACGTGCAAGTATCTCGCCTTGACGATTGGCATCGTCGATCTGCTTGCCAAGCTTGTCTTGCTCGACTGGGTTGTCATCGAACTCACCATCCTCATGTGCATCGAGGGGCTCATCGAAGTCACCACCGCCCTCGTTGTCACCCTTACCACCCGAGGGTTCCTTACGCCCACTCTTGATGAGATCGTTGAGCACCTGCGGGAATGACCAACCGAAGTACTTGCGATCAATGCACAACGACTCAGTAGGACGCTCGACAAACTTGAAGTCAGGGTCGAGTTCCTCGATGAGTGCATTGACCACATAGTCGTGTGCTATGTTGGTAAGCTTGGGCATCTTGCGTGTGTACTCTTTGAACAAGATGCAGTGCTTGAGTGCAACGTGAAAGTTCTCGTGCAGTACAAGGTAGCGCATCTGCTTGCGGTTGAGTGGCGTAATGAAGTCAGCGCCATACTTCTTGTCACGACCATTGGTAGCGGCAGTACGTACCTTGGTAGACACCTCGCTCTTACCTAGCATGATGACGCCTGACAGCAAGGCGAACTTAGGGTGACGCATACAGTCAATGTTTGCGGCTTGGACTCTCTGATTGAGAGTCATCTTCTCATAGCTCATAGTGCTTCTCCTGTTTTGTTTAAAGAAATTATAGCATAGGTTGTCAAAGACTTGACAACCTATCGGAAACCCTGATGTTACTCAGGTGTGGATATTACTACGTGGGTATTCAGAATTTCTAGGGAATTGTTTCACCTCCTCTGGTTTCTTAAGTGAGTTACTGCCAACGTATTTCTGTATCCTGTCAAGGATGGCACGCCTGAACTCGACCATCTCAATAGGCTTCTTCAAGTCATCGATTGAACTTGTGGTCTGACTGCGAGAGTACCAGTTGCCTTGGATGTGGAAGTCCTCTTGGTCAGCACCACGCTTGGATGCGATGATGTTGTATGCACTCTGACACATCTCAAAGAACACATCGATGTCCTGTTGCCGTGGCTCGGGGTCATTCCACATCTCTTGTATCGCCATGTAGTACTCGCGGTTGTATCCCTCACCACCGAACGCTTGACCATACTTGTAGTCAAGCTTGCACTCAGCTTTGAACTCTGGCATACGCATCTGCGCAAGCATGATGTAGGGCTCGAAGTGTGCGGCAACCTTAGCCTTGAACTGGCGGACATCTTTGTCCGCGACTAGTCGGTAGTGCTTGGTGTGCTCAGACTGCGTAGGGTCTAGCAAGCCATCGACAAACACAGCGTCTAAGCTGAACGGCGTATCTCTGTCGCCGTCAACCATAAACGCCTTGGTGTAGATGGGCATGATGATTAGCTCGTCTGCGTGTGTTGTGTGGTCACGCCAGTCGACGTTCACACCAAGGTCAACACGTAGTGTGTGACGCATGAACTGCTGACTAGTCTGCGATGAGTGACCCATGTACAGCCTACGCTCAACACGTTTGCCATCCACTACCTTGGGCTCGTAGAACCGCGCCATCACAGTCTGATACAGCTTGACGTCGAAGTACTTGCCATACTCATTACTGCCCTCGATGAGTCGGTGTTCTGAGCGTGGCTTGGGGTCAAGTGGTCGCTCGTTGGGTTGCCACGCACTACTGCGTACTGCACCTCGCATTGCAAATGTGCCTACTGCCTCGTCATAGTTTTTACATACGTATGCCATGATAATTACTCCTGTTCTAAAGTTGATGTTGATTCCCCTGTGGGGATTGTTGGAAACGATGTGTTAACTGCATGTGTTGTGGTGATGTAATCCCACAAGTCACCATCATCGTCGTCTTCATTGCACACTTGAGCGCCGTCTTCTCCAACGCTGATAAACCTATACTTACCTCCCTTCTTTCCATAAATTAATACTGCATCTTTCATCAGTTGATGATGCGCTTGCACATCCTCGAACGAGTCGTACCACTTAACGCTCTCTTGCTTAAAGGTAATGATCGGGTCGTGCTTGTACCCATACTCACACTCATTGATTGCTTGCGTAATCGGCGGTTCATTCTTCGCAAGCATTAGCGTTACGAAGTTGTCGCGTGTCTCGATGTCATCGAACTTAATGACATACGCTACGTCTGATCTATATCCCATGGTGATCTCCCTCTATTAGTGTTCCGTGGTTATCGAAGCGCCATCCATTGATGTCGCACAGGTCTATGAAGTACTCTTCACTTGTGTAAGCTTCGTACTCTTCTTTGAGTTGTTTGTATATGCCATCGGCATAAGCTCGCGCTCTGCTCAGCACCCACCCATCGAGGTCATTGAACAGATGGTCGGTATCAATAGAGTTGGCTAGCTCTTTCACATTAGCGCCCTCCAAGATACCTCTGTCCATGACTGAGTCGTCATCTGCGTAGTCGATGCGATCGTCTAAGCCCTCGGTAACCATAGTCCCGCTGTGGCTGTAGTAGAACGCATGCCTGTTGACGTTGACCTTCTCTTCGCACCACCCATCGCGTATCAACTCTCTCAGTACAACGTACTGTGCAAAGTCTTTCGCATCTGGGTCGTTGTGGTACTCAATGAAGTCAGCGAGATCAACATGCCCAGTCCATGATGCGCCATCACCTTGCGATGAGAAGCCATTGAACTGAATCTCGTTGATTGAAAACCCCCTTGCGGGGGCATCCTCTTTAGCTCGTGCGTAGATCTCTTCGTACCAATCATCGGGCGGTTGCCCGTACTCAGAGATAGCGTTCTGCTTGGCTCGGTATGCGAGTTGTTGAAACGCAAGTGATTGCGTGGTTGTGTCCATGATTCCTCCATTAGTCTACTGATACAGAGAACGTGATGTTGTCCTTGATCTCGGTGCGAATCATCTCAGTCAAGTCAAGCTGATCTATTGCCGAGGTAACCGCATCATTGACCTTGTCATCGAAGTCGAAGTCATTGACCTCAGTATTCGCAATGTCGCGGATGTCATCTTCCGATACGTGGTACTCGCCATCGGTGTGATCGCTGACCACACTCTCTGCAACATCTTGGGCTATCTCGCGTATCTTGTTCTCGAAGCCATCGTCGATAGTTCGCAGGGTGCTGTGGTTGAGCATGATCTCGTTGACCTGTGCTGACACAATGTCTTTGATGTAGTTCTCAACGAGCGCCATGAGCGTGGTCATCAGCGCCGAAGTAGGCATTGATGGTTGAGTGACTTCGGGTTGTGTTGTTTGAACTGTGTTTTGTTCCATGATAAATCTCCAAAAAGTTGCGGACAAATTGTCCGTGAGTTAAAAGCGTGGCGGGATGCCACAAAGATAGGATGACCGATCCTTCTATTACCCTCCTCTCCAATAGAACAGGTCAAGGATTAAAACAATGATGGCTAGTAAGACCACCGCCCTTTCTAGAATTTCCCATTTAGTGTGCATTGCGTATCTCCGTTAAGTGGTACTTGTAGATGTTGTGTCCCATTAGCGTGAAGCTCTCGCCATAGGTGCGTAGTAAGTGGCTAAGACTCCCCGCTGTGAACTCGGACGAAGCGAACCCCTTCAAGTCGTATGCGGCAAAGCACATCAGGAAGTCGAGCAGTTGGTAGTCGTCCTCTTTGATAGGCTTGATGCGTGGGGGTACGAACTTGATGTACTTGGGTTTGAATATGAACGGGTTGTCCATACCCGCCTTCACCCATTCTTTCTTTGTTGGCTTAGTTATCACCATTTTTCTCTCCTTCAGTTATGCCCATCTCTGGGCGGTACGTTATGAGCAAGGGTATCTTGCTCTCCTTGAATATCGGCGGTAGTCCCGCCCACATCTCGCGCACTATGGCGAACACGTTGGGGTGTAGGTAGTCAGCCCACCTTGCGCTCTGTGGTCGGCGTGGGTTGGTCATGTAGCTGTATTCGGTATGTGCCTTCTCGTGTTTGAGAATCGCGTGGTATCTAAAGTAGAACTCTGCCTTGTCGACATAGCCCTTGTCTTTGGCATATTCCCATGCCTTCCTTGCGCTTGCTATCTCGCGGGTAATGGGCGCTAGTGCTGTCCTTAATTCCACCCGCCACACTTTGAGCCACCGCTTACGGGCGGCCATTGCCTGCTTGTTGTGCTCATCTTGCGCTTGCTTTTCTCTGAGGTGTTTGGCTACAAGCACGTTCATGTCGCCTGTCTGAACCCTGTTGTGTATCTCTTTGGCGCTGAGCTTGGTCGGTGGTTTGCGCTTGGGTCGGCAAGCTTTGCAGTTCTTGGATTCGAGCGTCATGCGTACATTGCCTGCTCTGCCCCACGCTTTTGACTGTGCGTACGTTGCGAGGTACGTGAACTCGTTGAGGGGGCGCGACTCCCCACACTTAGCGCATATTTTGATTTGCATACTAATGCCTTATAGATTGGGGCTAACTGGCCCACTTGGTTTTGGAACTGGCCCACCATTCGCCACGCTTACCCACTTGCGGATGACGAGGTCAAACGTAGTATACACGCGGGGTTGCGCTCGATGTGACCAAAATACCCACCATTTTTCAAGAACACTAAGGCTAACTTGAAAACATGAACGACAAGACACACCCAGCAATACACAAATATATATATCTAAATGAAAATTGTATTTATATATATAGGTATTCTGGACGTGTACATCGCAATCGCTAGCATCCATGCGGGTTACGCGATACCCTCGTGTGTGTCCACTCGTGTCAAGTGGTGGGTATGGGCAAAAAAACAACACTTTTACCTCACTTCTCCACAATACGTTGTGGAGAGATAGTTGCGGACAGATTGTCCGCGAGTTAGAGGAGGCGCAGTTGCTTGGACTCACGCTTGATTTGTTCCCACTCATTGATGGACTCCTTCGCCTTCTGCTCACGCAGTTGCGCTTTGTATTGCATGACTGCTCGTGGGTCTTTCTCCCACTTGTCACGCATGGCTACGAACTCTGCTCGTAGTTCTTTCATCTGAGAGAGGGCGTAGTGTTTGTTCTTAGATGACTTGCTCATGATGTTATTCCTTAGAGATAAAGATTAAGAATAGACCGCCTGTGGCGTAGCCTGCAAGCATGAGTAGTGCTTGGCGTATGAAGTTGCCGTCTGTGTCCCAGCCTACGTAGACCGAGCCGAGCAACATGGTTGTGAATACGAGGGTGCAGAATCTATCTGACATGATGTGTTCCTTAGCAGTTCTTGTATTCTTGAACGAGGTTTCCGCCTTGCCACATCTCAACGTGGAGATAGGTTTTGGTGAGGATGTCGAACAGTACGAGCGCATCGACTGCGTTGTCTGTGCCGTATTCACGGGTGTAGTTTTGATCTCTGAGGATGATTTTGAACATGATGATTCCTTAGTTGGACATTAAAAGAAACAGCGGGCAAACCTCGCCCGCTGAACTGGTTGAAAAAACTCACGGACAAGTTGTCCGCATCAGGCTTTCAGTTGCATGGTTGTGAAACGACGCTTCTCACCGGCGCTGAGCGCTTGCCACTTCTTGAACAATGCGCTGACTGGGTCAACCTTGTTAGCAGTAGCTTTGCCAGTCTTAGGCTTGGGTGCGTCAGCCTTGGGGTAGCACACTTCCAAAACCCGATTCATTGCTCGCTCTGCGTTAGTGTCACGCTTCACGAACGTCATGCCACGTTGTCCCATCTTGATAGGTTCGTTGTTGTGGTTCTTAGAAGCCCAGTCCATAGCGAAGGGCTTTGCCTCTGCACGAGATGCGATGCCCAACTCCATTAGCCTGACGGCAAAACTCGCGGACGATTTGTCCGCATCATTGAACACAGCGTACACAGCAACACGATTGAATGACTTAGTCATAGATAACTCCCAAAAGAAAAACCTCGCAGACGGGCGAGGCAAACCGAATCGGCTAGGACGTTCCCAACCGATGCATCTAGTATACCACGAGGGGTTGCCAAATACCCTTGACATCGTATTCCATGTGGGCTGAACCCCACCCTACCCCCACCAAGCCATATAGAGGGCGGCCATGGCGACTTCGTGTAAACACTGTTTCGTAACCACGATTCAATTTTTAAAAAATCCGAAGTACCCCCACTGTACAAAAACACAGTACCCCTAAAAAATTTTATAAAAAATTTTATAAAAAATTGGAAAAACCTCGTGGCAAAAAAAAAGCCCCGGGTGTTTAGTCCGGGGCTAAAGATGGCAACTGGAAACCATCAAGGAGAAGCAAATGCTTGCACACTTGCCGAAAAGGAGTGTACACTCTCGCCAACGAGGAAGCAACTGAAAAGGATTCCTACGCATGTTAGATCACTTGGTGCATTTTGAACCTGAGGTCACCACTCGGGGAAGCTTTGAAAAACTGGACGACGCGACGCCCAGTGATGTTCTGTCGGCGCAAGTTGCTACAGAGCAATGGTTAGCAGAGATGGGCGTGGATGACGACGAAGTGGTTGCTAACCAACAACAGACACAGGCTGCGCGAAAAGCGTTTAATGCCGTGACCACCGACGCCACCACCACGGAACAAAAAGCTAACCTCGCAGAACTTAAATCCCCAGCGGCAGTAAGACATCTAACAGGTATGTTGGCTGCGTACGACTGGCAGTTTATAGACATGGCGCAGGAAATCAGGGGCTACACGGTAGCTAAACTGGTTGAAGAGACGAAGTCCCCCAACGCCAACATCCGCTTGAAAGCTTTGATTGCGCTAGGCAAGGTCACGGAAGTCGGGCTCTTTACTGAGCAGATTGAGGTCAAGAAGATTGAGATGTCGGATGCTGAAGTTGAGCAGCGCATCAAAGATAAGTTGGCCAAGTTCATGGGAGTGATAGACGTGGTGGACGTTTCCGAGCGCCCAGACGATAGTCCACAAGAGAAGAATGATGGGCCAGATGGACTTTGAACAGTTCACTTCTATCAGCAGAGTGGAGCTTGAGGCCATCCAGAAGGCGCTGCCTTACATGTCGCTGAGTGACAAGATTGAATTGCTGGGCGATATAGAAGTCCGCGAACGACGCGCCAGTCTTACAGTGGCTAAAACAAACATGCTTGGGTTTGCCACTGCGGTGTATCCCGGCTTTAAGATTGGCCCACACCACAGGAAGCTGGCTAAGATATTTACAGATGTGGTTGAGGGCAAGAAGAAGAGGGTGATTATCAACATCGCGCCGCGTATGGGTAAGTCTGAGTTCTCCTCTTACTTGTTTCCCGCGTACTTCCTTGGCAAGTATCCCAACAAGAAAATCATCATGGGCACGCACACTGCGGGTCTGTCGGAAGACTTCGGTCGGCGCGTACGTAACTTGATTGATTCGGAGGAGTACCGTGATGTATTTCCGCAAACCTTGGTGGCAGACGATCAGAAAGCTGCCGGTAAATGGTCTACAAGCGCTGGCGGTCAGTATTATGCTGCTGGTGTCGGGGGCGCTCTTGCTGGTCGTGGTGCTGATCTGTTTGTTATTGACGATCCTCATTCCGAGCAGGACGTTAAAATCAATTCAAGGCTGGCTTTTGATACCGCATGGTCGTGGTTTCAGACGGGGCCGCTCCAACGTCTGATGCCGGGTGGTGCAATCATCATTGTGATGACGCGTTGGTCGCTGTTAGACCTGACTGGGCGCTTAATTGACTATCAATCAAAGAATCCTGAGTCAATTCCGTGGGAGATTGTGGAGCTTCCAGCTATTTTGAACGAGGACGAGGACAACGAGAAGTCACTTTGGCCCGAGCAGTGGCCACTTGATAGCTTAAAAGCTACAAAAGCGTCGATTGATCCGCGTTATTGGAACGCGCAGTACATGCAGCAGCCCACATCTGAGAACTCTGCCATCGTTTCACGCAAAATGTGGCGTATTTGGGAGCCTGATGACCCACCAAGGTGTGAATACATCATTCAGTCGTGGGACACGGCGTTTGAGACCAAGAATACATCCGACTACTCTGCGTGTACAACGTGGGGCATTTTCTACAACGAGGAAGAAAATGACTCCCCCCAGCTTATCCTACTGGATGCGTTTAAAGATCGTATGGCTTTTCCTGAACTTAAGGTGGTGGCGCTTAAGCAATACAAAGAGTGGGAACCGGATGCGTTCATTGTGGAGAAAAAGGCATCTGGGGGGCCGTTGATTCAGGAACTGCGGGCGTTGGGCATACCTGTGCAGGAGTTCAGCCCATCAAGGGGCAATGACAAGATGGTGCGTGTCAACGCTGTTGCGGATTTATTCAGCAGTGGTAAAGTCTGGGCACCTGACACACGCTGGGCACGGGAAGTGATTGAAGAGTTGGCCGCGTTCCCAGTTGGGGAGCACGACGACTACGTGGACACGACAACACAGGCGCTGCTACGCTTCAGGCAAGGCGGCTTTATTGCTTTAGACACGGACGAGAAAGATGACCTTGCGCTCTTTCACCGCAGGAAACACGAATACTACTGATGGCTACACAGAAGTTCATGGGCAAGAATCAACTGATCGACCGATTGGCCGCGCAGATGGGATCGCGTGACGGAGCTTTGGATGTACTGCGCCAGCGTGGGCATGTGGACGCACAAGGTAATTTGACAGAAGCCGGTAAAAAGCGCGATGCTATGACGGCTGAAGAACGCGCTCTTGACAGAGCAAGCCTACGCACAGGTAAGAAACCGTCGGCCTTTAAATACGACCCCAGCACAAACCGTGCAACTTTGAGAAAGAAATTCTGACATGGCTACCAATATCGACAAAGCGCTGTACCAACAACCAATGGGCATTGACGCGCTGGGCGAGCAGGAATCCCCACTTGAGATTGAGATTGTTGATCCCGAAGAAGTCACTATTGGCATGGACGGCATCGAGATCACGCTTACGCCCGGAGAAGATGACGGCGAAGAAGGCTTTGACGACAACTTGGCCGAGTATATAAAAAGTGGTGCCTTGCAGTCGCTGGCTGGGGACTTGGTGTCTGACATTGATAACGATAAGAATGGCCGCAAGGATTGGGAGAAGACGTACGTTGATGGTCTGAAGCTCTTGGGCTTGCAGATCGAAGAACGCACAGAACCATGGAACGGCGCGTGTGGTGTGTTCCACCCCATGATTACAGAAGCAGTTGTGCGCTTCCAAGCTGAGACAATCACTGAGACGTTCCCAGCCCAAGGGCCTGTGCGCAGCAAACTCATCGGCAAAGAAACGCCAGAGATGAAAGAAGTTGCGTCTAACGTTGAAGATGACATGAACTACGAGTTGACGGAGGTCATGACAGAGTACCGCGCTGAACACGAGCGCATGCTTTGGTCACTGCCAGCCACAGGCTCAGCGTTTAAGAAGGTGTACTACGATCCCAATTTGGGACGTCAAGTATCTATGTTTATTCCTGCGGAAGATATGTATCTGCCATACGGTACAACGGACTTGGATACTTGTTACCGCATCACGCACGTCATGCGCAAGACCAAGAATGAGATTATCAAGCTTCAGCAAGTTGGCTTCTACCTTGACATTGACTTGGCTGACGCCCCCAAAGAGTTAACCGACATTCAGAAAGCCAAAGATAAAGAGACTGGCTTTAGTGACTTAAACGACGACCGCTACACGCTGTATGAGTGCCACGTTGATTTAAACCTTGAAGGTTACGAAGATAAAGACGACGCGGGTGACGAGACCGGCATCATGTTGCCGTACGTTGTCACGTTGATTAAAGGCTCTAACGACATCCTGTCAATCCGCCGCAACTGGAAGGAAGAAGATGACCTCAGACTCAAGCGCCAGCACTTCGTTCACTACCAATATATTCCGGGTTTTGGAGCTTACGGCTTCGGGCTTTTCCACCTTATCGGAGGCTTTGCTAAATCCGCTACATCCCTCATGCGCCAGCTTGTCGATGCAGGAACTCTTGCCAACTTACCCGGCGGACTCAAGACACGCGGATTGCGAATCAAAGGCGACGACACACCAATCGCACCCGGAGAGTTCCGTGACGTAGACGTTGGCTCGGGTACGATCCGTGACAACATCTTGCCGCTTCCGTACAAGGAGCCAAGCGCTACGCTGTTTAACTTGATGCAGACCATCGTTGATGAAGGTCGCCGTTTTGCCGCGACTGCTGACATGAAGGTGTCGGATATGTCTGCGCAGGCTCCCGTTGGCACAACGCTGGCGCTACTAGAGCGCCAGTTAAAGGTAATGACTGCGGTGCAGGCTCGTGTGCACTTTGCCCTGAAGCAAGAGTTCAAACTCTTGAAGAACATCATCCGCGACTACACCGACGCTGATTACACATACACACCTGAGTACGGCACTCGCAAAGCTAAGAAAGCCGACTATGACTTGGTGGATGTTATCCCCGTGTCAGACCCCAACGCTGCGACCATGTCTCAGCGCGTTATCCAGTATCAAGCCGTTATTCAAATGGCGCAGATGGCTCCGGACATCTACAACTTGCCCGAACTTCACCGCGGTATGTTGAACGTTTTAGGTATCAAGAACGCAGAGAAGCTTGTGCCAATTGAGGACGATCAGAAGCCAATTGACCCAGTGCAAGAGAACCAGAATGCGCTTAAGGGTAAGCCACTTAAAGCGTTCTTACACCAAGATCATGCCTCGCATATCCAAGTGCACATGATGTTGCTCCAAGACCCGATGATGCAGCAGTTCATTGGTCAGAACCCACAGGCCCCCAAGATCATGGGTGCAATCACTGCGCACATTGCAGAGCACGTTGGTTACCAGATGCGCCAGCAGATCGAGCAGCAGTTGGGTATGCCCCTGCCTCCCGAAGACGAGAAGTTGCCACCACAGGTGGAGATCGCGTTGTCCGGCATGATGGCTCAAGCCGCGCAACAGGTGTTGATGCAGAACCAAGCCAAGGCTGCACAGATGCAGGCACAGCAACAGATGCAAGACCCAGTCATGCAGTTGCAGATGCAGGAACTCCAACTCAAAGGCCAAGAGCTCGAGTTGAAGAAACAAAAGATCATGATGGACGCTGCTGCCAAGGCCGACGCACAGGCTCTGAAAGAGCAAGAAGTCAGCGGCAAACTGGAGTTGGAAGCTCTTCGCACAGGTGCGCAAATCAAAGAAAGCGAATTCAAGCAGCAGTTTGAACAAGAACGTGCCGGTATCCAGATGGGTTCCGACATCGCAAAGAGTAAAGCCCAGATGGAGTTACAAGCGCGTACTGCTGCGCTCTCAAATAGCAAACAACGTGAGCCCAAATCATGATTCAAGACTTCGTACGCGTATTACGTGAAAAAATACGCACTGACATGAACAACTACGCTGATGACTTGGCTGGCGGTTCGTGCCGTACTTTTGAAGAGTATCAAAAACTTTGCGGGATTATTCAGGGTCTAGCCCTCGCAGAGCGTTATCTACTTGACCTTGCGCAGAAAGTTGAAGAATCAGATGAGTGATATTGATTTAACCCCCGGTGCTTTTGCACTGCCTGAACCCATCCAACCTCTGGATGCACCTGAAGCCGAAGCTAACGATGAGCAGAAAGCCACGCAACTCCCAATCCCAACAGGTTGGAAGATTCTTTGCGCTGTGCCCGACATCTCTGAACGAGTGGATGGTACAAGTCTGGACTTAGTCCGGCCTATTGAGAGCATGCGCCAAGAAGAAACAGCAACCACTGTGTTGTTTGTTTTGAAAGTTGGCCCCGATGCGTACAATGACACCGCCAAGTTTCCCAACGGAGCATGGTGTAAAGAGGGCGACTTCGTGTTAGTACGTACTTACTCCGGCACAAGATTCAAGATCTTTGGCAAGGAGTTCCGTCTCATCAACGACGACCAAGTTGATGCTGTTGTGCAAGACCCTCGCGGACTGACCCGCGCTTGAAAGGAAGAATATGGCTGAACCGTACAAGTTCCCCGACGAAGTTGAAGACAAGAAGACCAATGAGGTTGAGTTTGAGATTGAGGGGGTGGATGATGTAGAGATTGAAATCGAAGACGACACGCCCGAGCGCGACAGAGGCCGCAAGCCCCTAGACCGTGAAGTGCTTGATCCGACCGATGAAGAAATCGAGTCCTATTCTGACAAAGTCAAGGGGCGAATTAAAGAGTTGACCCACGCCCGTCACGACGAGCGCCGTGTCAAAGAAGCCACGATGCGTGAGAAGCAAGAGCTTGAGCGTCTTGCACAGCAGTTGATTGAGGAGAACAAACGCCTCAAACAAAATGTATACACAGGACAAGAAGCTATCATTGAGGGCGCTAAGTCAAAAGCCGATTCTGAGTTGGTTATGGCAAGGCGTAAACTCAAGGAAGCCCAAGAGTCCTTCGACACGGATGCCATCATTGAAGCCCAAGAAGCTGTGATGGACGCAAAGATTCGTGCAGAACAAGTAAAAAATTATCGTCCAACCCCTTTACAGGAAGATAATTTTGAGGTACAAACGCAACAAGCCCAACCTTCAAGGGCTGAACCGGACGAAAAAACTCTGCGCTGGCAGGCAAAAAACCAGTGGTTCGGACAGCAAGGGTTTGAAGAATACACCAGCTACGCACTAGGGCTGCATCAGAAACTAGTCACAAACGGAGTGGATCCCCGCTCTGCTGAATATTTCGACCAAATTGATGGTCGCATGAAGTCAACTTTTCCGGATTTATTCGGTCAAGCAAATGACAAGCCAAGGTCTGGTGAGGTTCAAAAACGACCTACGACAGTGGTTGCCTCTGTATCTCGTTCTACGAGTGCAGGAAAAATTAAGCTAACTCAAACGCAAGTAGCGTTAGCGAAAAAATTTGGTTTAACCCCGCAGCAATATGCTGCACAAGTAGCGAAACTGGAGAACTGAAATGGCTGAAACAATTGACCGCTCAAATCGTGACACTAAGTCACGCGATAAATCTGTTCGTGCAGTATACGTACCGCCGAGCAACTTGCCCGATCCGACACCTGATCCAGATTACACGTTTCGCTGGGTAGCGACTCATGTGCTAGGTCAGCCATTAGCCAACAACGTGTCCTTACAGATGCGCGATGGTTATGAGCCGGTGAAAGCAGTGGATCATCCAGAATTGGCCTTGTTTGGTAACAACGCAAACGGCAATGTGGAAATTGGTGGGCTGATGCTTTGCAAGGCTCCCAAGGAACGCGTTGAAGCCCGCGCTGAGTATTACAACAAGCAGGCTCAAAACCAGATGGATTCAGTTGACAATCATTTCATGCGAAATAGTGATCCTCGGATGCCCTTGTTTGCTGACCGCAAGTCAACAACAAGTCGCGGAACAGGATTTGGTTCTGGTTCTAAATAATTTATAGGAGTCTTTATGGCTTATCCTACAGTCTCGGCCCCTTACGGTCTAAAGCCTGTAAACCTAATAGGTGGACAGGTATTCGCGGGTTCAACCCGTTTGATGCAAATTGCTAGTGGCTATGCCACGAACATTTTCTACGGTGACTTGGTAAAACGTATCTCTGATGGAACTATCGAAAAGGACGCGGGTACAACAACTGCCACGCCTTGCGGTATTTTCTTAGGTGTTCAGTTTACCAATGGTTCAACTGGTCAAGTCCAGCAACAACAGTACTATCCAGCAAGTCAGGCTATCAAGTCTGGCACGCAGATTTTTGCTGTGGTCGCTGATGATCCTGACACATTGTTCCAAGTAGCTGTTGTGTCTGGTACAACTGTTATCTCTGGTGTTGGCATTTCCGCCATCGGCAATAACGCCACGTTGGTACAGAACGCCGGTAGCACCACGTCAGGTAACTCTGCCGTAGCTATTTTGGACAGTACCGCCACAACCAACACTCTGCCTATTCGTATCATTGACGTAGTTCGGGACACCGCCACTGCTGCTGATAACTTCCCTGAAGTTATTGTCAAGATCAATGCGACTATGCATCAGTACAACAACGCAACTGGCGTATAAGGAGCATAAACCATGGCTATTTCACGCGCACAACTACTTAAAGAACTGCTCCCCGGCCTGAACGCTTTGTTCGGCTTGCAGTACGCTACTTACGGCGAAGAGCACAAAGAAATCTACGAAACAGAGAAATCTGAGCGTAGCTTTGAAGAAGAGACAAAACTGTCTGGCTTCTCTGCGGCTCCTGTCAAGAACGAGGGTTCAGCCATTGCTTATGACAATGCGCAAGAAGCGTTCACGGCTCGCTACAACCACGAAACCATCGCCTTGGGTTTCTCAATCACTGAAGAAGCGGTTGAAGATAACTTGTACGACAGCTTGTCTGCTCGCTACACCAAGGGTCTGGCTCGTGCTATGGCTTACACCAAGCAGGTTAAAGCTGCATCCGTCTTAAACAACGGCTTCACAGGTGGTGTTTATGCTGGTGGTGATGGTGTTGCTCTGTTCTCTACAGCGCACCCATTAGTCTCTGGTGGTACCAACAGTAACCGTCCTTCAACCAACTCTGACTTGAATGAAACATCGTTGGAAAACGCTGTGATTCAGATCGCTGCTTGGACTGATGAGCGTGGTCTGTTGATCGCTGCTAAACCTAGAAAACTCGTTGTGCCTCCAGCACTTCAGTTCGTTGCTACTCGTTTGCTCGAAACCAACC